CATGACGGACAAACCGGTATTATGCAGACTTCCAGAAAAGCAAATGACATCATGAATTTTTATAATAAATGTGATGAAAGATTAGCCGAACTTGTATATGCCAATACTTCTATTACCAAAGATTTTTTAGACGGTATTGCTGATCGAGAATATTATATGTTCCCAGAAGAAGCTAAAGAATTGGGAATTGTTGATACTATTGTTGGCGTTGACTGTCCTATTGATGAAATATTATGAAATATTCCAAAAAAGAATTGATTGCTAAGGTTTCAGAAAAAACAGGCTATCAAGAAGAAAATATAGCTGAAATATATGAAGCTTTAGAAGAAACTGTGTATGATTTACTCCTGTCAGCAAATGAACATAAGGATGTAGAAATTCGACTGTTCACAGGATTTGGTATGTTTAGTAAATTAGTACCAAGTCATGAGAAAAAGATGCCTGACGGAGAAATTAAAACAATAGAACCTACTTTAAAATTCTCTGCACGTTACAGTGCTCGTTGGAGGAAAGATAATATTAAAGAGTACAGAGAAGCTTTAAAATTGTGGGAAAGAGTGAAAGGAAGAAAAGGATGAATGGAGTAGAAATTAAAACAACAACTACTACCCAGATGAAAATCAAGAAGGCTACAATTGATGAACAGGGATCTGTTTACGTAGATGGCGAGGTAGTTGATCTTATCAATGCACTGAAGAATACATTTGAAGGCTGTATTTTTGATTTAGCTGTCACAGAAAAAACAGAGGTCCCTGTAGAGGACTGATGTTGAGTGTCCTGTGGTATATATTGCATTGAGAATAAAATAAATCACAAAAAGTATGTTGGTCAATCTATTGATATTAAATCACGATGGACTCAGCATAGACATACAAGTTCTTTAGTAAGAGATACATTTCTTTATAGAGCAATGGATAAATACGGTGTTGAGAACTTTGATTTTTATATACTTGAAGAATGCCAACCTGACGAGTTAGATATTAAAGAAATTTATTGGATAGCTACATTAGATACATATAATTATGGGTATAATATGACTCTTGGTGGATCAGGCTTGGCAGGTTACAAAGCTTATAATAGAAATTGTATTCCTAAAAATTTTGGAATGCTTTCTAACAATATAGATGAAACTGTGCCCATTATAAAGTTAGATACTGACTATGAAGTGTTGGAGTATTATGTAAGTGTTCAAGACTGTGCCAGAGCTAATGGCATAGCTTCCACAAACATTTCTAAAACTGCATCAGGGAAAAACAATACATGTCATGGATATATTTTTATGTATTTCAATGACATTAAGGATATGACCACTGATGAAATTATTTCTTATAGATTACATCAAAGAAAGAATTATAAAGATTCTACCATAAAATCTATAGATCGAATCTCCTCTTCTGGAGAAATTATCAATAATTATGAAAGTATTAGTCAAGCAGCTAAAGAATTAAATTTAGATCCATCTTCTATAAGCAAGGTGTGTAAAGGAAAACTAAAACAAACTCACGGCTATAAATTTAGATATGCCGTAGTAAATAATAAAGAATAAAAGGAGAAATAATTATTATGACAAAAGCAGAAGTTATTACAAAAGTAGCAGAAACAACAGGAATCACAAAGAAAGATACTGGAGCAATGGTTGACGCATTTCTTCAGGTTATCACTAATGAACTGGCAAGCGGAGGAAAAGTAGCATTCACAGGATTCGGTTCTTTCTCAGTTGTTGAAAGAGCTGCTAGAGAGTGCCGTAATCCGCAGACGGGAGAAACTATGATGACAGAAGCTCATCTTGCACCTAAATTCAAAGCCGGAAAAGCATTAAAAGATGCAGTGAAATAAATATTAAATTGCTGACCTGGTGAATTCCAGGTTGGCGATTTGTCCGGTTAGTCTAGCGGTTAAGACACTGCGCTTTCAATGCAGTAACATGGGTTCAATTCCCGTACCGGATGTTTGTATATTTGAGAGTTGTGGGTAATCTCAAATGTCATTTTCCGTATAGTTGTTTCTTTGGGGAGAACTGGGACTCCCCCCTCCTATTCTGCAAAGTAAATTCACAAGGTGTGGAACCGACCTGCTAAGTCGTGTGATCCGACAGGATTGAGTTTCGATTACTCTGCTTTGCGTTACAAGATATGTAGATTACAGCCCACCTCCTGTGGGAATTCGTAGGTGAAAATCCTACCATGTAACTCTTGGTTATGTGATTGTAGCATATCATGAATATAAAGATAACCGGATTGATTCCGGTTGAAAGGCAGGACTACTCTCCTGCCTTTTACTTATAATTAGGAAATGGCTGCGGAGCGGCCTAACAATCTGGAAAGACAGATTAATGTTGCGTGTCCGGTAGGTCGAGGGTGCAGTCTTGAAAACTGTCTGGGTGTAAAAGCCTCTGGGGTTCGAATCCCTAACGCAACGTCCGGGAGAACGGTAGAGATGGAGATCTACGGCGGTCTGTAAAACCGTTGCAATTGCTTTGAGTGTTCGAATCACTCTTCTCCCATGAGGTTGACAAATTAAATCAAAATTCCATAAAACAAGTAGATAAGTTTTACTATGAGATGTGTATACGCATGGATTAGGTTTATTAGAAGGTTTTGTCTCTGATTGCAACAGATAATGAGCCTTTTGAGTCTACAAATACCGCAGGTTACGTAGGATCGGTTCCTCGGAGCTTTCATAGGGCTTGTAGATGGGTTCAACTCCCATACCTGCTATTACTAAGATACTTCGGTATCTTTTTTAATTGGATAAAAAGGAGGTGCTCTAGTGGCACAAGAAGTTGAAAAAAAGCCTGTACCAAGAGCAAAACCTAAAGCACCTGCTCAAAAAGTTATTGATCGTGCTATTGATGAAGCTCTCTATGAAGTAGGGCGTACTAAATTTACATGTAATATGTGTGGAAAGCTGAAAGATGCTTCCGACTTTTATAAAAGTACAGATCCTCTATGTACTACTGGTGTGACAAGAATATGTAAAATGTGTGCAGCAAAGTTGGCATATTCTGAAGATTTAAAAGGCAATAAGAAAGCCCCTGATGAACAGAGTGTCCAGTTAGCGCTCAGATATTTAGACAAACCTTTCTTTCAAAAGCTTTATGATGAATCTATTCTTGAAGCTGCTAACACTATGTCTGGTCGGCCCAAAAATAATACCTGGACTAGTTATATAAAAAATATATCTATGCCACAATATAATACATTAACTTGGAAAGATGGTGATTGTGGCAATAGTTCTACTCTTCTACCGTCTATTGGGTCTGTAGATAACTCTGATGAAGTAAAAAAAATGTATAAAACCAATAAAAGAACTGTTATTTCAGCTCTTGGTTATGATCCATTCGAATCTGCTGCTGATGCAGATAAACCATTAATGTATGGAAAATTAGTAGGTTTCCTCGATGAAAGTACGCAAGACGATGAATTGAAGTTAGGTGCCTGTGTAGAGATTGTACATAGTCTTAACCAATCTGAAAAAATCAATACTGTAATTAATGCTCTGCAGAAAACTCCAGAATCTATTATAAAAAATTCTGCTACTATCAAAGCTCTCGAAGCCACTAAAAAAGACATTATGAAAACTACTCTTGATTTGGCTCGTGATAATGGAATTAGTATTAAGCATAGCAATCATAATACTAAAGGTGCTAATACCTGGACCGGGAAAGTAAAAGAGCTTAAGGAAATGAAGCTTCGTGAACAGGAAGTAAATGCTTTTGATATAGGAACTTCTCAAGGTATGCTTCAGGTTGCGGAAGCCAGTACTGCTGCAATCATGAAACAGTTGGCTTTAGATGAAAATGACTATACTGAAATGATATCTACCCAACGTCAGAAGGTGTTGGAATTAGAAAATAAATGTGATGCTGCGGTTGAAGAAGCACGTATTCTTCGTAGAGAGAACGATGATCTAAAAAATTTCCTCAGAGATAAGAAATTGATTGATGAAAATGATGAGGTGATTGTGGAATGAAACAGACTGATTCTGGTATATGGGTTCCAGATACACCTACTATTTTTGTTAAGCCTACAGAAGAAATCATTTCTCAACGAAAAATGGAAGGAATGCAGAAACTTTCTGAAATTAAACAATGGGGATTAAGAAATCCAACCAAATTTATGGAAAGATTCATAGGCGTTGACCTTCTTGATGTGCAGACCTATACATTTATGAATTCTTGGGATAAGATGTATGCTCTATGGTTATGTACCAGAAATTATGGAAAATCGACATTGCTTGCATTATATTACATGACAAGAGGTATGCTTCTTAATAATTGTAGATGTTATATATGCGCTGGCACCAGTGACCAATCCATAGAAACTTTTGAAAAGATTGTATCTATCGCTAAAAATGAAATTGAGTCATTCACTGGATTAACTGATGTATTCAGGAATGAAGTTGTCATTAATATGACCAATAATGATGGTTTTATAAGAAATCCTGCAGGTTTTACTTATAGATTGTATAATGGTAGCTTTGTTAAAACACTTAACAGTAACGTCAACGCGAAAAGAGGAAAACGTGCGGAAGCAGTTTGTTTTGATGAATCTGGTTTCCTGGACGAAGAAGTATTTCAGGTTATTGAACCATATACAGCTCAGGATAAGAACTTTAAAATGGGTGGAAGTGTAAATGTAACTACTCTTCCTAAAGAATTGCCTAACCAATTACTCTACACTTCAAGCGCCAGCACTACTGATTCTTACTTTTATAAAAAGTATAAAGAATACAGTAAAGCTATGATCTGGGGTTCCAAAGACCATTTTGTAGCAGATATCAACTGTGAAATTATGTTTAATGCTACATATAGAGGTAAGATTTATCCAGCATCTCTGTTAACCAAAGAAAAGGTTGACAATGCAATGCGTGAAAATAAAGAAAAAGCTCTTCGTGAGTATTACAATATATTCACTTCTGATGGCGGTGCAGATGCCATCTTCAAACGTTCTATGATAGTAAAAAATTCTACTATCCGTCCCCCAATTATGTTTAATGATACAAAAGACAGACTTTTTGCCTTAGCATATGATCCAGCTAGATCTATGGATAACTCTTTTGTCCTTGTTGGAGAATATTATAAAGATTCTTCAGACAATTGGAGAATGCGTATTGCTAATGGTATTAATTTTATGGATCTTAGTAAAAAGAATAAAACTCCTATGCGTACACCTGAACAGGTCAAGAAACTGAAACAACTGATTCTTGACTATAACGGTGATGGAGTCGATGACTATACAAACATAAGTAATATCTTTATAGATGCTGGTTCTGGTGGTGCCGGTGTTAATATTGCAGATTATCTTATGGAAGATTGGTATGAAGAAGGACATGAAGGTGAACAGAAATATTTACATAGAGGTCTTATAGATAAAGAACAGTCGTCTGATTATGTCAAAAAATTTCCTAATGCTGTAGATAAAATTAAATTATTACCGCCTACTATGTATAAATCTATTATCTATGAAGCTGCTATTGAAATGATGAGACTTGATCTCATAGATTTCACTGCTGAGTATGATAATAAAGGATATTTAACAATGCTAGATATAGACGAAAAAGAAATGGCAAAAGCAAAAAAAGATTTAATTGCTAAGTATAAAGATAAATCTATGTCTAAAAGTGAATTAGATCGTTTAGTTGAAGAAGAACTTCAAGAAAGAAATTTGGCCTCAACTAAAATTTATAAACTATCTCCTGATGAGGAACTTGGTCTAGTACAGATCGACTCGCTAAAGGAGGAAATGGTTAATATGGTACGAAAGAAACGAGAATCTGGTAAAGATGGTTTTGAACTGTCTACAGAGAAGCAAAACAAATTGCATGATGATCGTTCGTATTGTTTCTCAATGCTCTGTTATGGACTCTCAGAACTTCGTAGAGAACATATTAAAAATAAGAAACGTCCCAAAAAAGAAAATATAGCTGCTGCTATGCCTATTCGTAAAGGTGTAGTAAGAAAAATGTTTAGTTAGGAGGTGAGACATTGGCTATTAAAGAGGAAAAAACAACTCAAGAGATAAAAAATTATGCTCTTAAACAACAGGCATTACAAGAAAAATTCGCTCAAGTAAAGCAAGCTGTACAGCTTATTGATTTAACTAAAACAGAAACAAGAACATTTACTGTATTTAGTAAAGATAAATTACGTCAATATATGCAAAACCCTAAAACCAATGAATCTAACCTTCGTAATTTGAGCAGATTCTTATATAGAGTTTCTCATAATTACAGAAGACTTATCTCCTATCAGGCAGAAATGGTAGATTTAACAGCTCTTAATGTTATACCTCAGATAGATTTTACTGAGGATGCGCATGACGATGAAAAAATAAAGACTAGTTATTTTAATACTTTAGTACAACTTGATAAGATGAATATGCAGTCAGAGATTTTAAAATGCCTATTGATTGCATGGCGTGAAGATACATTTTATGGTTATACATATGAAGATGATTCTGGATTCTTCATTTACCCTCTTGATGGAGATTATTGTAAAGTATCTTCTGTCAATTATGATGGCACTCTTAATTGTGCCTTTGATTTCAGTTATTTCAGAAGTCATACTGCCGACTTAGAATACTGGGATTCTGAATTTAATTCTAAATACAATTCCTTTCAAAGTGACAATACTCTTCGTTGGCAAGAGTTGGATCCAGAAAGAACTTTTGTAATTAAAGTTAACATTGATGATCCAACACTTAACATGCCACCTCTTTCTGGTTTGTTCGAACCACTTATTGATCTTATTGATCTCCAAAGTATTCAGTCGGTAAAAGATGACTTATCAATCTATAAACTTCTGGTTGCAAGATTAGAAACACTTACTAACTCTGACGAACCAGATGATTTCTCAGTAGATATTGATACAGCCATTGAATATTATAATAGACTAGTTGAATCTCTTCCAGATTGTGTATCTGCAGCTATCTCCCCTCTTAAAATTGAACCTATAGAGTTTCAAGGTGACCAGACTCAAGATGTTAATAGAATTGCTACTGCTACTTCGAATTTATTTAAAAATTCTGGTGGTGCACAGATTCTTGATAATGACAAAGTCTCAGGTACGACAGCTTTTACTGCTGCTATTCTTTGTGACACAATGATGGCTATTAAAACTGTCCTTCCACAGATAGAAGAACGAGTTAATAGATATCTTACTTTTGCTATTGGTGATGATCATGCTAGAGTAAAATATTTTGAGGTATCTCCTTATACAAAAGCTTCTAAAAAAGAAGAACTTATGAAATCTGGAGAACGAGGTGTACCAGTAAAGCTAGCCGTTGCTGCTCTTGATGGTATCTCACCTCTTGAAGCTTTATCTATGGATTATCTTGAAAATACTGTTCTAAAACTTCACGAAACATGGATTCCTTTTAGTACTTCTTTCACATTGAGTGGATCTGCCTCACAGCAAGTTATTGATGGTAAAACAGATGATACAAAAGGTGGAAGACCTCAATCCGACAACCTTACAGATGAAGGTGAAAAAAGTAGAGAATCAGAAAAGTCCAGTGAACAGGAGGGATAATAGATGAACAAACATTTTATCCGAACTGCTGACCAGGAAACAGCAAATATTTTAAAATCTATTGGCTTTCCTCAGGTCGGCTATACTAAAGGTATCTATACATTTGCAAATTGTTCATCTCTTTCTTTTGCAAATGTAAATATAGATATAAACAAGCTAACTTATACCGATATTTATTGTGCAAGTTAGTACTCCTCTTCTATGAGGATAAAAATACACAATAGAAAGGAGGCTAACATGAAGAAAAAAGTACTTACATTAGATGATCTCTATTCTTTTTTTGAACAGAGGAATCAGACAACTGTATTCAGTGCCAAAGAGTCTGGATATAATATTGCAGTTCAGGTTCCGGCAAAATTTGAATTAGAAGATTCTGATGAAGATGATGGTTTTTTACGAACTAAATTCAAAGTAAACCATTTATATGAAAATAGAAATAAATCTTATATATCTGAAGAAGCTCAGTTAGAAGCTTTACCGTCTTTACACTATAGACCAGTTCTGGCCGCTATTACCACTTTATCTGATGGAACTACTGATTTTACTTCTCATGCTATGGAATTTGATGATGAAGGAAACATTACATACATTGAGCAACCTATTGGTGTTTTTGTCAATCCTGAAGGATATCATCTTGAGTATGATAAAGAACATGATAAAACATATGTTATTGCCGATGCGGTAATTTATAACGATTATTGTGCTCCAGCATGTGAAATTATTCAGCGTAAACAAGGAAGTAAAGTAAGTTGTGAATTAAGTATTTCAGAACTCTCTTTTGACACTAAGGACAAAGTGCTTCACTTAGATAAATTCAGATATAATGGTGTAACTTGTTTAGGCACTGATCCTATCACCGAGAAACCCGTTGAAGAAGGTATGGAGGGTGCCAGATTAGATATTGCTGATTTCAGTGAAGAGAATAATAGTCTTTTTACTAATACAGAAGAAAAATTACTAAAGGTTATTCAGTCTTTGCAGGAGACTCTTGCTAAGTTTGAAATTGAAGAACCAACGAAAGGAGGAAACCAAACGTTGAAACTCAATGAATTATTAGAGAAATACTCTAAAACTGTTGAAGACCTTGACTTTGATTATGAGTCTATGTCCGATGAAGAGTTAGAGGCTAAGTTTGCTGAATTATTCGAAGGTACAGAAGATCCAGACGAACCGGTAAAAGAACCAGTTGCTGATCCGGAAGCTGATCCAGAATCAAATGACAATTCAGAGTTTAGCAATAAAAAAAGATATACAAAAAAAGAAAATGGTAATACTGAAGTTACTTTTGAAATTAGTCATGAAGATGTAAGAGGTGCATTATATACTCTTCTGTCTACTTGGGAAGAAAATGATAATGAATGGTATTTTATTAATGCTACATATGATGACCATTTTGTATATAGCAACTGGGATGAAAGTAAAATTTTCCGTCAGGGCTATACAAAAGATGGTGATGCAGTATCTCTCTCAGATGAAAGAACAGAATTATTTAAAGAGTATCTTACACTTTCAGAAAAAAGTGAATTAGAAGAACTCAGAAGTAACTATGCTGCTCTTCAGAATAGAATTAATGAGTACGAATCAAAAGATAAAGAAGCTGTTCTTGGTGCTGAAATTTACACTGAACTGAAAAATAGAGAAGATTTTAAAGAACTGATCAAAAATCAGGCTATCTACAGTGTAGAAGAAGTACAGACAAGAGCCGATGCTATTTTAGGTAAATATGTTAAAGAAAAAGGCACTTTCAACTATCAGCAGAAACCTAGTGCTATTGGTTTTACTGAACCTAAGAAAGCTAAGAAACCATATGGAAGTTTATTTAAGGATTGAGCTATCAAATAGCTCTTTTTTATTGCCTAAAAATATTTAAAGGAGGAAATAAAAATGGCATCTAATTTTCAGAAATTTATGGCCACTGCTGAAAAACACGCTGTTGCTGGTAGCTCTAAGCTGAAAGCTACTATTGCAGGTCATATTTATAACATTCAGATTGAAGAAGATCTGGACAACGGATCAATTGTTGCAAAAGGCGATTATATCAAACCGGAGACTTATAAAGCTAAAGATTCTACTGGTTTTGCTGGTGTAGTACTGGATAAAGCAGCTAACGGAAATTGGTATGTAGAAGTTAAAACACCAGGAGATGCTCTGTTACTGCTCCAGGTACCAATGTTATACGAAGAGTATACTACCGCTCTTAAACATGAAAGTAATTTCTATAACGCAAATGGTGACATCGTTCGAGCATATGAGCTTTATGTAGGTGATGTGTTTGAAGTATCATCTGAAGGATTTAGTGGTACTCCTACTAAAGGTGCAACTGTAACTGTAGCAGACAAAAAGCTGACAATTGGTTAATGAAAGGAGGAATACATAATGAAACTTAATTTTTCAAGTAATGAAGTAAGAAATATTTTTGCTGAAAATGATTATGCAGAGTACTCCCAGCTTATGTTTGACACAGCTAAGGGAGAAGAAAAAGTATCTACAAAAGATGCTAATAATAAAATCAGAGAGATTATGTTCTCTGTACTTGGAGTAGATGAAAACTGCTCAAGAAAAGAACTTAGAAAAGCTATTCGTAGACATAAAATTGATGTATTTGAAATTATCGAAGAGACAGTAGAGAATCTGCTTGTTTCTGGTTGGGGAGAAAACCCATTCTTCAATGAATTTGTAGAAATCAAATCTATGGCTGACGGTGATACTAATGAGTTCTATGTACCGGATGAAGTTATTCTGACAGTGTCTGAACTTTCCGGTAACCATCATGACCTTGACAATAATAGGGTCCGTATAGCGTAAGCTGTATGAAAAAATATGCATTTAATTGCTGGAAAATCCTAAAGCTATTCAAGCTACAACATAATACCGTATAGGTATAAATGTGAATGCGACGAAAGTAGAAAAAATTGAATAGATAGTGCATGGTTAAATCCTAAACACTTTAATAATGGACAATCAGCAGCTAAGACCGAAAGGTAATGTTCAACGACTATCCCTTTGGTGAAGAGATTCACAACAGGAGTACGGCTCAAGTGAGTGGGTGAAACCCCCTTAAATGGAAATGGTGCGCTCGGCATATCCGGGAAAAGATATAGTCTGTTCTCATATGAAAATATGAGGAGCTATGGCTCAACAGGGTTAACGCCCCTATAAAATTATTTTCCAAAATACAATTGAAATGAGATGAACGAATGCAAAAAGATACATTGGTATCTGGTATTTATTGCATTGAAAATTTATCAACTAATAAAAAATATATTGGACAATCTGTAAATATCTATGAAAGATGGAAAAAACATATCAGTGAATTAAACAGTGGATTACATCATAATGATTATTTACAAAAAGCATGGAATAAATACGGTATCGAAAATTTCAAATTCTATGTTTTAGAATACTGTCCTATTGATAAATTAAACGAAAAAGAGATTTATTATATAGACTACTATGATACTCTTAATAGAGATAAAGGATACAATTTAAAATCAGGTGGTCAAGATCATAATTCTTATTCTACAGAGTCTCGCCGTAAGATGAGCGAATCTGTAAAAAAGTCTTACTTAAATTCAAATCTAAAATCAATCCGAAGTTCTGATGCAATAAATCAGTGGAAAAATCCTAAAATAAAAGAAAAAATAACAGGTAAAAACAATGGTATGTATGGTAGACATCACACTGAGGAAGCTAAAAAGAAAATAGCTGACGCAAAAATAGGTAAACCATCAAGCAGAAGAAATACTACTCCTGTTTTTTGTATTGAATTAAATAAAGAATTTAAAGATGCTGCAGAAGCAGCAAAAGAATTATCACTTGATAGTTCTGCAATATTAAAAGTCTGTCGCAAGCAGAGAAAAACTTGTGGCGGTTATACATGGGAATTTTTAAATATTGGAAAATAATATAAGTTAAACATTAAGTATTAGACAGCGTCTGGCAGAAGGACAGACATTCTCTGTTAGAACCTCATGGTATGGGATTAAAATTTACACAGAATATGAGCTGTTTATGGCAGGTCGTATTGACTGGGCTGCATTTGTACAGAAAATCTATGAAGCTTTTGACAAGAAAATTAACGATATGGTATATGCGGCTGTAATGGCAGCAGGTGAGAAGGTTCTCCCGTCTACACAGTTTAATAAGACAGGTACACTTGCAGCAGCTACAAAAGATGAGTTTATGACTCTGATTGAAGATGTACAGATGGCTACAGGTGATGAAGTAGTTGTTATGGGTACTAAATCTGCTCTTGCAAAGTTATCTGCTATGGAAGATATCACTTGGGTATCTAATGCAATGAAAGATGAAAGACACACTACAGGCCGTTTAGGTATGTTTGAAGGTATTCGTCTTGTTGAAATTCCGCAGAGATTTGCTAACAATGACACAAGTAAAAAGTTAGTAGATAATACTAAACTTCTGATTATGCCAGTAGCTGATAACAAATTTATCAAGATCTACAATGAAGGCGACGCTCAGATTAAAGAAGTATCTGATGGAAATACAAATATGGATAAAACTATTGAGTATGAATATCAGATTAAAATGGGTGTGGCCACAATTATTGGAAAGCGTTTCGGAGTTTGGACACTTAAATAAAAAACTATTTAAAGAGGTGGAATTACCACCTCTTTAACTGATTAAAAAGGAGTAATAACATGGCAACAAGAAGAGCTGCAACAAAAAATGTTGCTACTACTGAAAATACTACAAAGGAAACAGCTCCTGTTAAAACTACTAAAAAGTTTGAACAGAACGAACTTATTGAATGTCGTTCTTTAGTGCAGGGAACATTATTTATGCCTGGTAAACAAAGTGATATTCTATACCGTTGGGATGGATATGGAGATGTTCGTGAAGTAGAATATAGAGATTTGTACTCTCTTAAATCTAGCCGCTCACCATATATCTATGATCCATGTTTCCAGATTGAGAATGATGAATTATTAGAGGATCCTAGATGGAAAGATGTAAAAGATCTTTATGATAATCTTTATGATGCTTCTGATATTAATCAGTTTCTTGCTCTCTCGCCAGCTCAGTTTAAGAAAGCACTTGCTGAAGTTCCTAAGGGACTTAAAACAGCAATTAAAATTGAGGTAGCAACTAGACTGGATAATGGTACATTTGATTCTATTCAGAAAGTACGTGCTGTAGATGAAATTTGTGGTACAGAGTTAGAAAAAATGATTTAGGAGGTGTTCTATGACCTCTTATGAAACAGTATTTAAACGATTTGAAAATAAAGTTGAAGATATAAAAGTATTAAAATTAGCGTCTGATGACTGGACTGAATTGTGCTTAGAATGGCTAAATAGTGCTATTGCAATGATTGAATTAGACCAGTTAAAAATAGAACATGATTTAACGAAAAAAAATGATGTTCTGTTCGAATTCGAGGACACCCTTACTAATGGTGAAATAGAAGTCGTTGCTTTATATATGGTCGTTGCTTGGTATGATATTCGTTTGAATTCTTTAGAGCATACTAATATGTTTTATGGTTCAAAAGATGAAAAATGGACCAGCCAAAAAGAACATGCCAATTATATTATGAGCATTCAAAAGAAATATAAAAAGGAAGCCAGAAAATATTTTAGGAATCACTCTTCCAGAAGTAATTCTTATCTGGATGGTGATCAGAATGAAGTATAAATATGGAACTTTTAATGACAATCAGTTCTCTGATTATATAGAATTACTACATAATAAAATTCATTGGCTTTTAATCTATCAAGAAAACTCTTATCCAAAACTTAACAATTATTTTAATAACTTGCAATTATATATTGCAGCATTAGCTGAATTAATCCCATCACCTTATATAATTGATTTGGCTAATACAATAGAATGCGCCAAACTTGAATTTAATAATCCTAATTTCAACCATCAAAAATATAGAAAAATAATTTTTGATGCTCATTCTATCATAGATAAAATAGGTGATAACCATGAGTGATATTTTCAAAAAAAGAATGGCTTTATGCGGTAATACTGTATCAGACAGTATTCGTACTCAGTCAGACGAAATCATGCAGAAAACTTTCACCAATGACTTAGGTTACAGACAATGTAAGCTATATTCTAGGACTATGGAATACTTAGAAGATGTTGAAATCAAATATCAGTATTCTCAAACCTATACAATCAATAAGGACCAGGTTGAGTATCTGGCTCAATTCAGACCTGGCTATTTCCCTGAAAAGAAATATATGGACCAAGATAGTATTGAACGTTTTGGTTTTTATCTTGAAATACCGGATAAGAACACAGGTGTTCATGAGCTATGGCTTATTTTAGGGAAGAATGATAAAAACTCTTTCATAAGATATAACATTCTTAAATGTAATTGGATGTTTAAATGGATAAAGAATAAACAAATTTATAGTTGTTTTGGTGTATTAAGAAACCGCAACAACTACAACAGTGGCGTATGGAGCGATGGTTTCTTTACATCAGTAGATAATCAGTCACAGTTTATTGTCCCTACTACTCCAACTACGCAAACAATTGATTATAATGATCGTTTCATGTTGAGTGATTCTATGATTAGGCCTTTAGTTTTTGAAGTGTCAAAACTAGAAGATACGTTCCCATGCGGAGTAACTAAAGTAACGCTTAAACAGGATCATTTCAATAAAGTTACAGATAATGTTGAATTAAAAATATGTGACTATTATGACTCTCCGGTTATTCCTCAAGAGCCAGAAATAGAGGACATTGTTTTATCATGTTCAGGTACTAATAGAGCTTTACGTGTTGGAGGCTCTAAAAGAACTATTTCAGTTGCGAGTGATATTAAAGATAAATCTGTCATTTGGTCTTATGAGTTCAATGGAAACAAATTATCTGTAGAAGAATTATCTAATGACTTTGAAATCTCTGAAGGTAAGAATACGTTAAGTATCAAAGCTTTGTTAAATTATAATAATTTAGGAAAAGTAATAAAGATTATTGCTACTCTTCCAAATAAGCAACCATCTCCTATTGAATTGGAGGTGATGCGATGAATCAAGAGCGTATTGATAGATTATTTTCTTGTAGAAATGAACAGGGATTTGACAGTATTTCTTATGATAAGAGAAAAATCTTAGAGGATTTATACAAAGATTCAGATATTATTGAAATCTTAAATAATAAAGAACTTCAAGCAGTTAATGCATGTCCGGAAGATTTAAAGATTCCAGATGCACAAAGTAAAGTCAAAAACTTTATTTGTTTTGAAGTAAATGACACTGAAACTGTATACTCAAATAATATTATGGTTTCTAAACAAATTATTTTTAGAACTATAGCTCACCAGGATGATGTCAGTACTATTTGGGGTATTGATCGACAGGATTTACTAGCAGCTTTAGTTAAAGAAAGATTTCAATGGTCAAACATATTAGGTACGCAGTTAATAAAAACATATGATTCTGGCAAAGTGGCTGAAAATGGTTATTACTATAGGAATATGTATTTTGAACAGACTGCTCCGAATGATATTCAAAATAGGCTTAAGAGTAATCGCTTAGATAAGTTAGGTCGTGATTATTATGGATAAACTTCTCATTTATTTAGGTGAGAATCTTAAAATTAATGATCAGATTACTATTTATCAACCTTCTATTCTTGATATAGCTAAATATGGAGAAAATCATTATTTTAATGTAGTTTATAAAATATGTTCTATACCTTCTGATTATAAGTCTGAGTTGTGGGATCTTGGTTATAACTATAGTAAGTTGGATGATTTTGATTTATTCATACTTCTTACTCGTGATATAGGTGTTGAAGATACCTGTCTTCTTTTAGGTGATACTATTTCATTGAAAGATATGACACCTTTAGTCGATCCGGAAACTCATAATATAATGCTTTGTGATGAAAATACTGAATTAATAATTACTCGTGATATATACATAGAAATGATATCTTTCATTCGTGAGATGCACAATATTCATCCTAAGCGTGAACGAGCCGCAAACAAAGAAACCTTACAGCTATTAGTAGATGAAGATAGAAGAAAAAAAATTCAAAGAGTAAAAGAAACTTCTCAAGAACCCTCTCCGGGTTCTTTTTTATTGCCTTTAATTTCATCTATGGTAAATAGTCCTGGTTTTAAATATGACATTAACAGTCTTAAAAGTCTTGGAATCTATGCATTTTTAGATTCTGTTCAAAGGATTCAGGCCATTAATACTGCTGCCTCCATCTCTGCAGGAATGTACAGCGGAATGGTTGATATGTCTAAGAATCCAAATCTACTTAAACAATTAAATTGGTTGCGTGACTTATCTAATGAGTACTCCTCTTCGAGCAATGTACGAGTCACTAAAACCGAATAATAAATCAAGGAGGAAAATATTATGGCAAATTTTGATTCTCTGGTTATTGATAGAGTCTTAGAAATTGTTGGTGAAAATAGCGATGGAGATTTACTCTATCTGTTAAACAATTTATCTAATGTTTCTATTAATACAACTTCTGAAAGTAAAGATAAAACAGATGCTCTTGGTGTACTGATTAAGAGATTCTATACATCCAAATCTGTAGAAGTATCTGCTGATTGTAACTTACTTTCATTCTCTATGCTGTCTCAGACATTTGGCACAGATAAGATTATTGCTTCAAAAGAATCTAAGATTCTTGCACCAAAAATCTTACATATTGATACAACTGGCATTAAGGAATATACAATTCCTGAAAAGCTGAAACCGAAAGCTCCACTTACAAAGCTTTATGCTCTGGAAGCAAACGGCACATTAGGAAAAGCTTATACTGCTTCTACTACTGCTGCTCCATCTGCAACTGAATTTGTATATACTGAGGACAGTGGAAAAATCACTCTTCCAACTGGAGTAACAGGTACTCTTATTGCTAAATACGAGTATGAAACAGAAAACGGTGTTAAGGTTACTAATGAGTCTGATAAGTTCCCGACTACTTCTTCTATTACAATGAAAGTTCTCGTTGCAGACACATGTTCTGTAGATGTAGTTCGTGCAGCTTATATCGTATTCCCAAGTTTCCAGGTATCACCAGATTGCGATCTGACACTTGAAACAGATAGTACAATTACATTCTCTGGTGTAGCTCAGAGAGATTATTGTCAGACAGGTTCTCCACTGTATTACATTGTAATGACAGAGGATGATGTAGAGGAATAATCCTTGAATTGTTATGCCCCGGACGAATCCGGGGCATTTCTAATAAGGCAAAGGAGGAATACTCAATGAAATCAAAACCAAGAATTTGTGTAACTTGTGGCACTACTTATGAGTATTGTCCTAAGTGCACTAAAGATGCAGATAAACCTGTTTGGATGGTAGCTTTTCATACAGAAGAATGTAGAAAAGTATATAACATTATTGCTAAATACAATACTGGTGATGTGACCAAAGAGGATGCAAAAAAAGAATTGGCTGATGCTGTTACTCATAAAACAAGATTTACTAAACCTATTCAGGATAAAGTAAATGAAATTATGAAAGAAGAACAGCCTAAAGCAAAAACTAAAAAAATAGTGACGGAAAATTAAATATTTTATTGAGGGGAAAGCCGCACTATTTTTGCAGTTTCCCCTTATTTTTTTCGGAGGAATTAAATGGAGATTGTAATACCTAACTTAAAAGGAGTTCCTTATGATCCGGTTCAGGCAGTGAGAATTATAGACCCACAGCAAATGAAACTTTATTTAAAGCATGGGCTAAAGCCTTTAGATGTTTATTATAGTCCTGATGTGATTGTAATGGTGTTTGATAAGAAAGAAAGTTATCCGTATTACAAAGAATATCAAAATCATACTTTGGAGTGATAACATGAGGAACTATAAAAAAAGATCTAAATATGGTGTCGATCAAACTACTAAAGGTAAACAGAATCGTACTGTTATAGATAGAAAAACAGAAAAAGAAGTATGTTTCGATTCTCTATTAGAGAAAAGATTTTATGAAGACATCGTATGCGCTGGATTGGACTCTGGTGAAATTGTAGATTATGAATTACAAAAAAAATATAAATTGCAACCGTCTTTCAGGCATAATGGAAAGACTATACGTGCAATAGATTATGTTGCTGACTTTTGGGTCAAATACTCAGATGGAAGCGAACGTGTCTACGACACTAAAGGTGGAATGGTTGATCCTTCTGCCAAGATTAAACGGAAACTGATGTATTATATCTATCCTGATTTGGACTATGTATGGATCACTCATACTAAGTCTACTGGTTGGATCGATTGGGATGAAAATGAAGCTTTAAAAAGAGCAAGGAAGAAAGAGGGAAAAAAGGATGGAAATTAATATTTTAGAATTTGTAAAAGAATATAAAGAGAACCCAGTAGGGGCTTTAGAAAAACTTGAAGTTGAAAATTATGTGCCGTTTGCTACTAAACGAGCACTTATAGATACAGTTATTGAAAGTATTATTGAATATGATACTTCTCTTCTTACATACGAACCAATGAATAAGCATTTAAACTTTTCTCTGACATGTGTGGTTATCTATACTAATCTCACCTACGAAGACGAAGAAGGTCTTGATGCTTATGATGCCTTAGTATCTTCTGGTCTTTTAGATAAAATTATTGAAATGATTGGTGTTGATTATGGAGATATGGTCGCTATGTTTGAAGAAACACTTTCTGCTCGTATTTCATTTACTAACTCTATGTCTAATAGATTAAGTGCATTATTTGGAATATTAGAAAATGTTTTTAAAGAAGCTACTCCGGAACAGTTAGATTATTTACGAAAGTTGGCTGATGTAAAAGATGGGGACAATTCCACAGTTAAGAAAGCTGATTGACCAGGGAATAACTATTGGTTTACAGCAGTTTGTTAATGACTACAAGCCTAAGATGGAAAGAGATGCACAACAGTCAGAAGAAAAATATTATAATGACTATTCCTCTTGGGCGGATGGTTATAGACTTTATGATTTAAAAAATATTCATACAATTACAGGCTTTGCTTATAGTCGAAGTGCAGAGCTTAGAGCACGATTTGATTCAAGCCATATGTCTGGAGGACATGGCATATGGGAACCATTGGAAGGTGATCCAGAAATAGTTTTTTCTTGGGGATTTGAAACAGGTAATCATGGATTTCGTAAAACAATAACTCCTATCAGAAATTATTGGGAACAATATTTTCGTGCTAGAAAAATGCATGCCAAAGGGCAAGCAACAAAATTCGTTATCAGCGGATTACATTCTGTTGGTTTATAAAGTGAGGTGAGAAAATGGCTGATTATATAATAAACGTTGGTGTAGAAGTTGAAGACAGTGCGCTAAATACATTAGAAACACGAATTAATTCTTTAAAAGAGAAACACATTAAACTAGGTGTGGAATTAGGTAATACTAAACAGTTAACTAAAAATGCACAGATGGCGGTAAAGACAATAAGTAAAGCAACTGCCAAAGCCGCTAAAAATACTCCTGTTATTAAGGGATCTAATCTTGTGGAACAGATGGTCGATCCCGAAAAAGCTTTAAAATCTATGGCTAATACAGCCAATAAGCTGTCAAAGTATCAGGGTAAGCTTGATCTAGGAGAAGTAAAACTTTCTGTAAATCAAGGAATTATGGGAGAACTTGATGGACTTTTAGCCAAACTTAATGAAATAAAATCTACAGCTAAAAACATGGGCTCTATTAAGCTTACTGTTGGAGACAATATAAAAACTAAAGACGGTAAAATAGTTGTTGGAGAAACTACTAGTTCTTCTAATACTGCAAGATCTACAGGCATTACTCTTAGACAAGCTCAAGCTGAAATTAAGAGAAATATGAAGACAATAGGAACCCTACAGGAACAGTATGTAAGTGGGATTATTGATGAAAGTACTTATAAACAGTCAAAGAGAACTATAGGACATAGAAATTCTCAGCTGGCTAGACAGATACAAAATCAAGGTACTGCTTCTGATTGGGTTACTTCTGCATCTGACATTCGAGGAGCACAGGCTAAGAATCAAGAAGCATACAAAGCAATGACTCAGAGTGCTTCAGAATATGACAAAGTAATCACTAATTTGAGTGAGAAACAGAAGACATTCAATAAAATGGCTCAAGTATATAATCCTAACAATGGTAAACCATTAGATAAAACTCTAGGACAAGGTTATGATGAAAGATTAAAATCTTTCAATGATACATATGAGCAATTAAAAAAATCTCGTGATAGTCTTGCGACTCTTACTGGAGATGAAAGAGACACTGAGGAAGTACGTTTTGCTGCTCTTCGCTCTGAAGCCAATCGTCAAGCTAGGTATCTCGGTAATACTAATCAGTTTTTCTCACGTACTCCAAATAGATATAGCCGTTCAGAATATATTGGTACAGATTTAGATCCAGCATCTGATAAGGTCCGTCTTAAGATGGAACAAATGTCAGCAGATCTGGCAAAAGGAAGTAAATACACAACAGAGTTTAATGCAGCACAAGGTAAAATGTATGCTACTATTGATAGAGGGTCTGGTGTATTCGAAAAATATCAGTTAGCATATAAAAATGGTCCAGGTAATATTGACCAATCTCTTACTAAAGTTACTCAAAGTGTAAAACCTTTATCTAGTTATATTTCTGAAATGGGGCAAAAGTTCCGTAGTCTTAGCCAGTATCTTGTAAGCAATTTTGGATTCCAAGCATTAACAACAGGTATTAGATCCGGTGTCGAATCAATAAAAGAATTAGATTCAGCGATGACTGAACTTAAGAAAACATCAGATGGTACAAAACAAGAATATAGAGACTTTACTACTCAGGCTAGAACTGATGCCAAAGACATTGGTAGTACAACCACTCAGATTACTAGTAGTGCTGCTGATTGGAGTAGATTAGGTTATAGTCTTAAAGATTCTCAGACTATGGCTAAGAATACAGGTATTCTTAAAAATGTATCTGAGTTTGCAGATATTAATGAAGCAACTGATGCTATGGTAGGTATCATGCAGGCTTATAACTATAAACCTGATGATTCTATGAAACTTATTGATCAGCTTAATCAAATAGGAAACAATTTCTCAATCAGTACATCAGACTTAGCAAAAGGTTTACAGATATCTGGTTCAGCTCTTGAAGTTGGGGGTAATAACATTGAACAGTCTATGGCATTGATTACGGCCTACAATAGTTCCATACAAGATGTAAGTCAGGCTGCTCGTGCTGCTCGTACTGTTTCTATGCGTATGCATGGTGTTGATGCTGAAACTCTATCAGCGGAAGGTGAAGATATAGAAGGTCTTATTGATACTGTTCCTAAACTTGAATCAGAGATTAAATCTTTAACTGCCGTTAACGGTAAGGCTGGCATTTCTCTCACTGATGCTACTGGAAGAGTAAAAGATGACTTTACATTTTTACTTGATTTGGCTGGCAGATGGAAAGAAATTGGTCAAGCTGATATTGAAGAAGGAACCAATAGGCAGAGTAAAATTCTTGAAGATCTTGCAGGTGAATTTTTGCCTGAAATATATAGCAATATATATTTAAGAACATATTTAATTGCAAGGGCAGCTTAAAGCTTTACACCACAATAATCAGGAAACTAGATTATGAAGGTTTAAAAACGTAAAGATAAATGGCTTGTTTGCAGCGAAGTACCCTAACGTATCCCGTAGATCATACGGTACCTGAGTCGAGGGTAAACGTTCAACGACTAGATTCTTGTCGAGCTATAGACGAGAGAATAAAGGTGGAAATCCTGAATATCTATAGCAATAATCGTAGGGCGCAATCGCAAATGGCGTGGGTGAGAACCCCTTAAATCGAAAAGGTATGAGTCCCTCCGGGATTTAAAACATAGTCTATGCTTATATAAAAATATAAGATGTTATTTTGTATATAGAGGCATTTTATGAAAATAGATAAAGAATATGCAACTCAGTTAATGGACGAAGTTAAATGGTTATCAAACCATGGAATAAAGTACACTTTCGTAAAAGTAACTGAAGAAAAAATTACAATATATAAATACAAGAAAACGTCAGAGCTATTTAATAGTCTGGCGCTTTTTTATAGTCAAAAATAGAGAGGAAAATATAGAGTGAAGAAATTAACTGAAGAAAAAATTCAACAAATGGTTGATTTATACAATGATGGAAATAATTTTACAGAAATAGGAAAGATAATTGGTTTGTCTGCCGATACTGTAAGCAAATACTTAAAAGATAGAGTTAAGAAACGTGTTGGATTATTAGACCGTTATACTGAAGAACAACTACAAGATATTTGTAAAATCTATAAGGATAATGGAATTTCTAAAGTTCAAGAAAAATATCCAGAATTAACTAAAAATCAGGTATATAGAATTGCCAGTAACCGCAAAGAAAGAAAAGAGAATTATTTTTGGTCCGAACAAGATGTTAAAATATTAAAAGAAAATTACGGCAAACCTTTAAAAGAAATTCAAAAAATGTTGACAGATACTCATACAGTTAGAAGCATTGGTACAAAGGCTATTAAGTTAAATTTAACTCAAAGTAGAGAATGGACGGATAAAGAAATAGACATTTTTAAAAGATATTACTCTTCTGTTCCTTATGATGAATTTAAAAAACTACTGCCAAACCGTACATATAATTCAATTGTTAATATGGGATGGAAATTAGGAATTAAATCATATAATTACTTACAAGAAAAGTATAGTGATGATCAAAAACAGTTTATTATTGATAACTATAAAACAATGACTGATATTGAATTATCTGAGGCATTGGATAAACCTTTATCTGGTATACAAGAACAAAGAAGGAAATTAGGAATATATTATTTGAACAAAGATTATTCTGGATATGATAATTTAAGTAAATTCTTTCGTGGTCATATACAAGATTGGAAGAATGCCTCAATGAAAGCATGCAATTATCAATGTATATTAACTGGTAGTAAAGATTTTATAATCCATCATAAATATGGTTTTAATAAAATACTACAAGAAGCCTTTGAAAAAATGGATGAACAGAATTTGTTAAAATCTACTAATCTATCTGATTATTCTTTTGAAGAGTTATCTTCTATGCTTGATATATTTCAATGCATCCATAATAAATATCCGTTAGGTGTATGCATAAGAAAAGATATACATGATCTTTTTCATCAGTTGTATGGCTCCGGTGGCAATACAGAAGAACAATGGGAATCTTTTATTGCTAAGTATAGTAATAAATTAACAGCATAAATAAATACAAAATAACATAGACAATGGTTGCGACATTGTCTAAATATTACAGAAAAATCGTGCGAATGCATTAGCATCCCTCTTGAATAATAAAGATATGCTTGAGGATGTATATGATCAAGCAACAAACAACTATCAAGGTTCAGCTCAGAATGAGCTTAATACATACCTTGATTCTATCGAAGCAAAAACAACTAAAATTAAAGAATCTTGGTCACAGTTATGGCAATCAGAAGGTACTACTAATACTTTTAAAGGATTGCTTGATGTTGGCAACGGCGCTGTAGGACTTTTAAATGGTTTAGGACTCAATAAAACCTTAGCCGGAGTCGGCGGTATGCTTGTTAGCCATGCTATGGACTGGGGTGGGACAAATTATCAGTTGGTCCTTTAGAAAACGCCCCATGTAACCTGGTGGTGACACGGAACGATCTCATATGAGAAAGGGGTTACTAAGCAAACAACCGAAACTGTCTTTATTCGAAGGAATAGAGAAATGCTTTTAATTTAGCATTCAGGGTGAACCGAAATATATACTACTCCCCTATTACAGCAATGTAATAGGTATAGTAACAACGTATATATATGGGTGATCTGCAGCGAAGCTTCTCTCTGAGAAGAACGTTCATCGACTATAATGGGAACTTGGTTTCCGGATCAAGAAGGAATAGTCAGGACTGTTAGGCAGCTTACGCCGAATAAATTAAAGGGTAAATACATCTTACTCTCGTAAGCAATCTTACCTTATGTGCAAAGGTGATGTAAGCACAAATCTTTACTTTATTATTCTTCTATGCTATATTTCACATAGGAGGGTAAAACTATGATAATAAATAATTCTATCAGAACTTATGCACCAATTGCTCCGCCATATTTTGACGGATGCTTATTTATGAATGCAACTTATGAAATGCCAGAGGAACTGGCCAATTTGTTTACTAAAGGATTAGAATCCTTAAGCAAATATTTATATGAAAAAAATATTGATCCTACTAAATTATTTCCTGTAAGTCTAATATTTACAAAAGATGGCAGTTTTTCTGTCACCGAAAATGAAGCAACCACTTATGGAAGATGTATGTCTTTTTTAGTATACTCCATGGAACGGATAATTACATCTAACAATCAACACATGCAACTATTCGCATTTATTGAAGAATTAGTGCATTACTATTTTCAAGAAACAAATGAAACAAAAGTCAAACTAACTACTTTTTCTGTTGTTCAGAAAATATTCCCAGAAATAACTTTCGAGGAGGTAACATCATGGGGAGTAAATTGGAGCTAATGTTTATTAGCAAAGAGAAAAGTCAGATAATTGATTCTCCTGTTATAAGAGGTATTACTTGTGATACTTATAAAACATACTTACAAAATTCATCAAAAGAGCAAAAGACTATTCAGTCTCCTGCTCTTTCTTAGTATAATACGTACAATCTTCATTTTCAAAGTACGGACATTCCTCTTCTTTACACTCTTTGTAAAGAGGACATTCTAATATTTCCATAATCTTTAAACCTCCATAATATAGTTTTGAAAGTAGGTGTATTTAATGGATAAAAACATTTTTGATAGATTAGTTCCTGAATATATTCAAAATCTAAGCTCAAACGAAATTACAGATTTACTTATAGAAATCAGTGATATTGGCAGAACAAAATTTATCAGTAATTACCCAAAAGAAATTGCTAATCAACTCCCAGGATATGACTTATACGAATAATCTTTTTCGGTTGTATTCAATGCAGTCGAGATTGTTAACTTTCCTATAGTATTATGCAAAGTGTTGGTGCACAGAAAGGAGAACTGCTGTGACAGTTCTCCTTCTATTAAAAAGAGAAATACATATGACGAAGTAATTAAATGATAAAGTAGAACATTATTAGCGATTAGTCAACTTTTTTATTCTTGTATTGTCTTTTCATCATTCCGGTGATAAATTTGACTTTCTCATCAGATAATTCTGGATGGTTGCAAATTTGATCAACGGTATGATTTTTCGAGTTATAATATAGACCAGCTAATATTACAACAAGTAAAAGACTACCAAGAGATATTATTATTCCAGTATTCATATTCTTCTTTTCACCCCCTTCCCTTATAAATTTCTTTATTGGGGAAGTGTATTGCCCAGAACGGGCAGATTCTTCGTCCGCATCAACAATACAGAATGTATGCCAACACTTCTGCATGATCAAAAGAAATGATCAAGTATATTATCGTGCAGCGAGTTATAATGCAGCACCTATAACCATAATATACCTAGTAGTATAATAACAATATTCGACAACTTTGTATATACAGAACATTAGTTTATTATAATCAAAACTTAGCTCCGCATTGTCCACACTGATAAGTCTTACCAAGATCACCAGCTCCAAAAAGACCAAACAGACCTATCTTCATTGCTTTTCTTGTTCCAGTGATTTTCTTAAGATTTGTGCTGCCGCAAATTGGACACTTAGGCCCAGTAGAGAATTTCTGAGCATTCTGTTTGGCGTACCATCTGTCTGTTATCCTGTTTTGCTCTTCTATTCCTTCAGGAGATTCACTGTATTTTCTTTTTTTAACAGCAGAGTAATCTACTTCATTGTCTAATTTGTTATAGAAATATTTCTCTCGGAGCATTTCATCAGATTCTAAGGAACTAGGACAATGACCATCATGAGTTTTCTCATATTCTTTTGATAGCTCCATATATGCTGTAGACCAATCAATGCCAGTACCTATATAAGTTCCAGTTCCACAGGTATAACATTTATCTCCTATTTTATAAGAAGAAGATGTACTGGTATTTCCACATTTATTGCAGAATAATAATTCTTTCATATTGTTCCTTCTTTTATATATAGTAATTAAGATATGCTATATTATATCACACAGTTTGGTTTTCGCCAAGAATGAAGATGGAGGAATTTTACCGCAATCACGAAGAGCTCAACGTAATGCTGCTATAGCGAATGGCTATGCAGAAGCCAATAAAAATTATCAAGCATATTCAGAAGATTTAAAAGTTCTTGAAGACCTTAACAAGCAACTTGATAACAATGGTCAGGCCATTACAGACAACGAGCAACGTATGGCTAAAGCGAATGAAGCAACGAAGAATGCTAGTCAAAGAGCCAAAGATTATGGCAAGCAAATAGCTACTAATGCTAAGACTCTCACTGATTTTAAAAGAGAAAATGAGGTAAAGGAACCTGAGCAACAGAAACAAGGGAAATGGTCCGATGGTCTAAAAAGTATGGCATCTGCTGGTCTCTCAATGATTGGCAATGCTTTTATTTCCGCTGGTGTTGGAATGCTTGTGCAAGGAGCTTTCTCATTGCTTGGTAAGGGCATTGACGCTTTTGTTCATAAAAATGAGAACTTAATTGCTAAAGGTCAAGAAGCGAAAGAATCCATTCAATCCCAAACTAAAGCCTATGAAGACCAGAAAGCATCTCTTGGAGAACTTACTTCTAAATACACAGAATTGTCTAAAGGTGTAAAAATATCTGGTAATTCTATTAAAAATATTAGTCTTACAGACGATGAATATAAGGATTTCTTAGATACAAGCAATCAAATTGCTGCTGCCGCTCCTAGTCTCACTCGTTCATGGGATTCTCAGGGTAATGCTATTCTTAATGCAGGAACTAATGCTGAGGATTTAAACACTCAGGTCAATGATTATCTAAAGCTACAGAGGAATCTTACTTATTATGACACAAAGAAAAATATTAGTGATCAGTATAAAGGGTATGAGACTGCTTTAGGAGAGAATAAGGGCAAACAAGACGAATACAAAAATGCATATGATGCAGCTAAATATAAAGTTGATTCTGTACAAAAATTTTCCGACATGCTTAAAAAGCATACAAAAGGAGAAGATACCATCACCTATACGTTGGATCAAACGGCATATGATGCGCTTGGTAACACATTTGGAAAAGCAATAAAAGGTTATAAACAATCAGCAGATGGTCAAAAGATAACTCTTGAATTTGATGGCAAACAATTAGATTTCCTTAATAATGAAGCTGCTAGTGTATTAAACTCAGACAATAGCGAACTTCAAGAAGCTCATACCAATTTAATTAATACTCAAGAATCTATAGATGCCTCTAAAAGAGAAATGGTTTCTTCTATCAAATCAATGGCAAGTACTATTGATTCTTTCGATAGCTGGGAAGATCAAGATAAGGCATCAGAGTTTCAATCACAGTTGAATAGTATGCTTGGTTCTTCAGACGGCACAAGACTACTAGATAATTTTAAGCAGTCCGGCAAAGACATGGACACATGGCTCCGTAACAATGTAGTCAACCCTATGGCTACTGCTACTCCAGATCAACAGAAGCTTTGGTCTCAACTGTTTGAAATGGAACCTAAAGACCAGGAAACTGTAAGAGAATTTGCTGCAAGAAGAGATGATGTCCTTGAGTCTATAGCAGATATTTCTCAAAGCGACTTCTGGACTAAAGGTACTTTAGCCGAAGCTTTTGGTTTTGCTCATACTGAATACGATGACAATGATAAGGCTTATACTGTTTGGGAGAATCGAGATAGTCTTAATAGGGTTAGAGATGCTCTGAAAGGAGCAAAGGCTAGCAAAACTAAAGGCGATGCCGAAAAAGTAAGAGAAGATCTAAAAAATGCTACACAAGATGAACTTGAAATAGCTGTACAGGTTATCACTGATAATAAAGATTTAAGTTCAATTGATGAATTTTATACGGCATTCGAAAAGGCTAAACAAGCAGCTAAAAATATGAGTGATCAAGCAGCCGTTTCTTTAGATTCAATGGAAACGAAAGTATCAACTGCTAAGTCTACTCTTTCTTCTATGGGAACTATTCTTACAGAGACTACTTCTGCAGGTGGAATTTCTAAAGACAATGTTAAGATCCTTTCTACTGCTTTCAAAGATGTGAAAGATCCTCGTGGCATTGAGCAAAATGTTAATGATTTATTCACCACTACTTCTGATGGTATCAAACTAAACATAGATGCTTTGAAAACCTTTACGGAATATCAGGCTGAAGCCACTGATGGAGATTTCGAAAAGGGTATTAAGTTACAGACCAAAGCTATTAAGGATCAAACAGATGTAACAAATAAAGCAAAAAAAGCATGGAAAGAAGCTAGAGGAACTGAAGACGAAGATGATAAAAAAGCTGCCTATGATTCTGAAAAAGATAAATTAAAAGATGCTAGAAACGAATATTTATCTTATATGCAATCTCAGTCTGAATGGCAAGCAACTAAGAAACAGCAACAGGAACTTCTTTCCTATTATTCTCAGTGGCAACGTGCCCAGAGTACGGAGAATGCTGGTGATAAATATAATAACATTGTTGCCGGACTAAAAAATGCTAAAGATGCATATGATAAAGGTCTTGTAGGTACAGATGATTTTAAATCATTTGCTGCTCTTATTTCTCCTACAGGTTCAGATGATAGAGCAAACTTTGCAGAGAATTATGGTAAAGCTGTAAGATACCTCACAGAAGATAAGACAGGTGTTAATAATTTCTTAGCTGATCTTAAATCTAAGGGTATGGCATCTTATGATGATGCAAGTAAAAGATGGTCGTTTGACATAGATGATATGAGTAAAGCCGCTCGATCAATGGGAATCAGCAAAGAATTCATGAGTGCTAACTTCGGTCGTCTTCGTGATTATGGTATTGATAATAACTTTATATCATCTATAGAGGAAGGTATAGACAGAACTCAAGAACTTACTTCTGCCCTTTCAGATGAACAGAAACGACTCGAAGAACTGAAAAATACAGATAGTACTAACACTACTGCTATTTCTGCTTCTGAGGATAAAGTTAATAAATATAAACAGGATTTAAAAGAAACCTATGATAACATGGAGTCTTATTCAGAAGATGCTGCTCAAAATGCTATTGATAATTTCAATTCATCTGCCATGGGAGCGCAAGCCTACGAAGAAGAGATAAAAAGAGTTCAAAAAAATGATCAATTGACAAATGATCAGCGAAATGCAGCTATTAATCAATTAAAAGCTAAACAAGAAGAGCTAGCTGCTTCTGCCGGTACAACTGTTGAAGCTCTTTTAGGAACAGATGTATCTTCATTAATGGATGGCATCATAACAGATTCTGCTTCTGTTACTACAGCTCTTGATGGTATCAATAAAGCATATGAAGAACAGAACACAGATGTTACTTCTTTAGTAGACACCCTTGGAAAATATACTTCTGAACAGTTAGAAGGTATAGATTTCAATGATGGTAAATGGGACACTGAATTAGGTGATGCAGAAAAAGCTGTTGAATCTTTATGTGAAAAACTCGGTTTAACTAAAGACCAAGCTCGTTCTGTTATTGAGGCTTTAAAAGAAGCTGGTAAATTAAAAGATTCTGAGAAAAGTAGTGATTCCTCTAAAGAAACTACTAAGGGGTCTTGGGAGAAACCACAGACTGCTGAACAGATGGGATTCGGTGATGATCCTGACAGAGCTGCTGAATATACACATTCATTGGAAGCTCTTACTGCTGCCCATAAAGAAAACGATGCCGCTACTGAAAAGTCATTTGAAACCCTTTCTAAATATAACCGTACACAATTAGAGGGCATCAAATTAAATGATGGTGCTTATAATGTTGAGGGTATGGAACAGGCTGAGAATGCCATACAACAGTTAGCAGATAAGACTCAATTGTCCAAAGATCAGATTCTTACTGCTCTTGAAGGTCTTGGTGTTTTGAAAGTTAATGCTCCTACTATGGATGCGACAAAAGGTTTAGAAGATTTAGTTTCTGAGGCTAAAGATGCACAGGACGAATTGTCTGACCTTACTGGCAAAACATACACATTTGATTTTGATACTACTGATTTAGATACTGCTCATAAACAGGTAGCTGACTTGCAGGAAGAAGTAAATAAATATAGAGATCGTGATGGTAAATATCATCCAGAGATTACTGGCGGAGAACAGGTGCAATCAATGTACAAAGCCGCTATTGCTCAAGAACAGAATGCTGAATATAGTTCTTCTGCTATTGGACAGTCTAGTTTATCATCAGATGTCGTACAAGCTGCTCAAGATTTCATGCAAGCCAAGAATGAAATGGATCAGCAAACACAACTTTATCAGAATGGTATGGACAACACCCTTGATCAGGCTACTCAAGATGCCAATGCAGCTTTTGAAACCTTACAACAGGCTCAGACTGATTCAGGTATCAAATTAGTAGATACAGACAATATTCAAACTGCCGAAGATCAGTTATTACAATTATCCAATGAAGATATTGGTGATAAAATCAAAATAGATGTTGATACAACTTCTGTTGATGACGCTCTTGCCGATGTGCAAGCGCTTGCAGCAGACGGAAAAATGGGAAGTATTGACTTAGATTTTGATGTTAATACGATGTCTATTGATGATATTAGTTCTAAAATAGAAGAATTAACCAATGAAAAAAAATCTTTGTTAATTCAGAATGATGTTGAGGGAGCAGATAAAGTACAAGCTCTTATTGATGCTTTGCAACAAGTACATGACAAACAAGTTGAAGTCGTTGCACAGACCCAAGGTGCAGATTTAGTAGACCAACTTCAGTCACGAATAGCCGAATTGCAAGATAAGAATGTATCTATTGATGCAATTGTTCAAGATGATAAAGTTCAAAGTCTTATAAGTGAAATTGCTGCTCTCCCACCAGAAGTCCAAATAGCTATTGGTGTAAATGAAAATAATGTAGGAAATGCAGAAGCTATCAAAGCTCAGATTGAATCCGATCCTGCAAGTATTACTGTAAATTATGTTAAAGGTGAAGAACCTGAAAAAGCGGATGACATTGAAGGAAAAGCTAATTTTACTCTTGGAGAACATCCTACAAAAGCTCCAGACATTTCAGGTACAGCTAATTATAGTCTTGGTAGTTATCCTAAAACTGCTCCAACTATTTTTGGTACTGCTGTTTATACTAAAAAGATTCAAGCTTCTGGCACAATGACATCAGTTGCTCATGCTTCCGGCACAGCTTATAATGTTCTTAATATGAAACCTCTCTCTTCTGCTCATGCAAAAGGAGAAGTAGCACTTAAACATGATGAGCAAGCCCTTGTTAATGAGGTAGGCATCAACGGTCATTCTGAATCCATAGTGCGTGATGGTGTATGGTCGCTTATTCCTGGTGGCGCTCATATTGAGAATTTGAAAAAAGGTGACATCATTTTTTCAGCTACTCAGACAGAGGATCTATTAAAACATGGTGCTACGCATGGTCATGCTAGAGCATATGCACAAGGCACTGCTTCCGGTGTGACCCTTGCTCCTGCCTATGCAGACGGTACATCAGAATTAGATGATACAATTAAAAAAGTAAGTACTCAAGCTAAAGACTGGATAGAAACTGCTCTTGATCGTTTAGAGAGAATCGTTGAAAAGTATCAAGATATCGCTGAAAGCGATTATAGTAATTATAAGTCTTCTGAGAAGAATTATGATAAAGCACTTAAAAATCTAAATAAACAATTACAGACACAAAAAGATTCCAGAGCAAAATACGTAGCTAAAGCAAATGAAGTTGCTTCTGCTGTTGGTTTATCTGACGAACTGAAAAAGAAAGTCCAGAATGGTACAATCAATATTGAAAGTTTATCCGAAGATGATAAGAAACGTGTTGACGCATATCAGGAATGGTATGAAAAAATCTTGAATTGTGACAAAGCGATTCGTGAACTCACTAAGTCACAGAAAGATTTAGCTAAAGCAAAGGTCGAACGTGTTATTGAAGCTTATGACACCGTCATAGGTAAACGTGAGAATAAAGCTGACTATTACAAAGCTAAACAGGAATTGAGAATCTCACAAGGGTATAATCAGAAACCTGGTTCTAAATATGAAAAATACATGAAAAAGGAACTCTATTATACCAATGAACAGAAACGTCTTACTGATAAAGAAATAAAAGAATATAAAGGTAGGATGAAAGAATATCTTAAGGTAAATGGACATAAAACTGTCGATCCAGAATACCAAAAGATGAAGAAACAGCTTTATAGTCTCCAGACAGAGGCTGTTAAGTTAGAAAATGAAGCTGCTGAATTAGTTCAGGCTTTACAAGATAATCGTGAACAGATAAAACAATGGGCTGTTGATCGCTGGGATCGTGCAGGTTCCAAGCAGGATGCAGTAATTGATTACGCAAAAGCAAATGATAATCCTGAGTATCAGATTAACGAAAAGATTTATCAGGAGCGCATTAAATCTAATGCGAGACAGATTAATGCACTTCAAAAGCTTCGTGCAGAAAAAGCCGAATACTATGATATTCATTTTTCTTCTATGAACAATGAAGAAGCTCAGAAGTATCTTGATTCTATAGCACAGATTGACGAACAAATTTTAAAAATCGGCAGTGATATAGAAAATCTGAAAAATGAAATCATGGAGCTTCGTTGGAAACCATTTGATGATGCACAAGATAAACTATCAAATGTTATCACTGAATATCAGACTATGCAAAAACTTCTCGGTGACGCTGAAAGTTTTTACAATGATGATGGTTCATTTACTACAAATGGATTAACTAACATTTTATTAACTCAAGAATCTATAGATGCGACAAAACAGAAGATTGCTAACTATAGGGAAGGTCTTAATAAGCTTGAAGAACAATATAAAAATGGTTGTTACAGCTTAGACGAATACAATGAGAAAAGCAAACAACTTCTTGATGGTATTCAACAAGAATCTACTGCTCTTTCTGAACTGAAACAGAATATGCTTGATATGTATGAGACTCAAATTAAGAAAGAGAATGATTTACTTCAGGAAAATATTGATAAGCGTAAAGACGCTCTTTCTGCTAAAGAGAAATATTACGATTATGACAAAACTTTAAAAAAGAAGTCTAAAGATATTAATACTCTTAAATCCCAGATAGCTGCCCTTGAAGGAACCAGTAATGCTGCCGCCAAAGCTCGTCTTGAGAAATTACGTGCAGAACTTGCAGATGCCGAAGATGATATGGCAGATACCATGCATCAACACGAAGTCGATATGAAAAATACCGGCTATGAGAATTTCTCTAATGAAGCGAATAAAGCTCTTGATAATACACTTGATGCAGTAAAGAAAAATTCTTCGTTTCAGGAAGCTATTATTAGTGGAATGCTTACCAATGTAACCACTAATTATGATAACACATATAAACATTTACATACTGTGATGGATCAGTATGGTGTTAAGGTGTCTAGCACATTTGATACTATGATAGGTAAGTCTGCTGATTTCAATACAAGTTTGATTCAACAGATAAAAGCATTAGAAACCATTTCTAATATGAAAGTTACTCTTCCATACGGAACAAGCAATGGACAAGGTGGTTCTACAACTGGTAATAATACATATACCGGTGCTGAGAATGGTATTCACAATACATTTAATAGCAATAAAGACTCCACTGGTGCTGGAAATGAAACTCCAGGTACAGTTAATAATAAGAAATACAGTTTAAAACTAAACGCTACTGATATTTATTTAACTTATGACCATATTAAACAGCAGCTTAAAGCAACATGGTCACCAAGCAAACCGGAACACTCTGATATTGAGTGGAAAAGTTCTGATGAATCTATTGCAAAAGTTTCTTCTGATGGTACAGTTCGTGGTGTGTCTTCAGGTCTTGATAAGAATGGTTTAATGGCACGAGATGAATCTAAAACAAGGAAATGTATCATTACTGCTATTGGCGGTGGTGGTCTTGCTAAAGCTACTTGTACCGTTCATGTAATGCCAAATGCTCATTACGAAGCAATTAAATCCTATGCAGCTAATGCAGGTATTGATGTTACTTCTGGAGATAACTTAAGAGCCGCCATGCAATATGCATATCAGAATGGGGCTAATCATAGCTACCAGTCTGATGTCGCAGTTGAAGGATTCAAAAAGGCATATCTGAAAGACTGGACAAATTCTTTGAGTAATCGTCCAGATGGTGCAACAGACGTTCCTGCCGGAGTGAGTCCTTTGATAGGATATTTTAATGCTAAAGGTAAGAAAGTCGGACCAAAAGAAATGCAACAGCTTGCAGATATTCTTGGAATTAGTACTCCAGGTGTTAAAAAATATGATTCATGGGGTTCTGCTTTAAAAAATCAGATACTTCAAAAGTATAAATCATATGGTTTTGCTACTGGTGGAATAATAAATAAACTAATACCTGCTGACATGAGCACTCTTTTAGGTAAGGCTATTATTAGTAACGGAGATCATGGATTCATTGGTGCAAAAGTTGGCGAATCAGTAATGACCGAGGAATTTACTCGTCTGCTCAAACCTTCTATTGCTGCAATGAATGACTTTACCAATATGTTTAATCCGGTTACTCCTACTGCAACAAATAATGATTATACTATCAACAACGAAGTGAACATTAATGTAGCAAATATGAGTAATGATTTAGACATCCAAGATGTCGCAAACAAAGTTTCTACAATTATTAACAAAAATATGACTAGAGACTGGAGAAAGCTTAGATGATAAAAGGACTGCTTCGGCAGTTCTTTTATTGTATGAAATTATAAAATGAAAGAGGTGAATAAATGTTACAATTTGAATTTGATGGACATAATTCTAGTGAATACGGGATTATAATGACTGGAATCACAGATAATGATAATCTTGAAAGCAGATCTTTACAGTTAGGAGAAAAGAATAGATATAGAGCAAGAGAAAATCATTTCGGAACAGTGTACGACGATAATTATAGCTTTACACTTAGCATCATGAAAAATCCTTGTCACAATATAAATGTGACACCTGAATTATCTAGTGGAATCATTACATACCCAGAAAAATGTACTCCTATATTGAAAAATGGTATTATTACTTTCCCATTGGAGTACATACCAGATGTTAAATTAGGTGTTATACAGATGAATGATACTGATTACCTTTCTTCAAGCAATATCCGTATTATTAATGGCTGGTTAACTTCTCCACAAACACCAAAATTATTTAAGATACTTGGTGGTGACTACTTCTACGAAGATATAGAGTTCTTTGCTACATTCACAGAAATTACTACTGATCATGTTGTGTTCCCATATGAAATGAATTTTACAGTCACTTGCGACAGTCCATATGGTTACACTCCTGAGATTACGCATAATATCACCTCTTCTTCTACTCTTCCAAAAACTTATATAATTAACAACACTTCTGACTGTCATGAAGATTACATCTATCCTCTTATTAAAATTTCCCCTAAAAGCCATGGCACTATTACAATCCAAAATGTAACAGACAATAACGGAACAATGAAAATAAATGCTTTAAAAGATGATGACTTTTATATTGATTGCCAGCATTTAAAAATATATGACATTACTAATTCAATTATAAGTTTTGAAGATTTGGGTGTAAAAGATATAGATAATATATACTGGCTTAGATTGGCTTACGGTGAAAATGAATTAAGATTCACTGGTGATGCTACATTTGAGCTTATTTATAGAGAACCAAGAAAGGTGGGTGCGTTTGGGTGAAAATAAATCATAAGTATGATATTTATGGACGTACTGAGCCTTCTATTATTTATTTAGCTAAACCTGGCAAAAGATTATATTGTGCGCTAGGAGGCATTGATACATCTACCGCTTCATTGTCGTTAAAAACTAATAATACAGCTGAATTAACATTTACTGTTGATAAATACATAAACAATACTGTTACTGACGGGTATGAAGAACTTGATGAGTTAATGGAGCTATACTGTGATGGCATTTGGTTCAAAATAGTAGATCCGCCAACTATTAATAATGATGGTTTGCGTGAAACTAAAGAGATTACTGCTGAGTCTTATGAAATCATGCTTACTCAATATAAACTGAAAAACTTTAAAATTAATATGGGCGAAGAAGATTCCTATGAAATGATGTATCAGGCAACTCATGATACAAATAAGTTTTATCAGATTAAGTTTTATGATTCAGAAAATGAAGATCTAAGTTTTTTACATTTAGTATTAAAACATGCAGATGTTCCTGGTTGGCATATAGGTTATGTGGATAATATTACTCCTGATGACGATGGAAAATTACTCCCTAATAATATATGTAACTTTGAAGTAGACGATCAAAATGTATATGCTTTCTTAACACAAGAGGCCGCACAAGCCTATAAATGTGTGTTTGAGTTTGATACTGTAAATATGACCATAAATGTTTATAGACCTGACAGCTTAGGTAAAGATACAAATGTAGTTTTGGGTTTTAGAAACATTCAGAATAGTATAACTATTTCCAGAGATGAAAATTTAGTTACACAATTTTATGTTGAAGGCTTAGATGATTATAATATTGATGCAGTCAATTTTGGTGATTCTGTAATTACTGATCTTTCCTATTTTATATGTGAGCCTTACATGGATACTTCACTACAAGAAAAATATAATGCATGGCAAAGCTACCGGGAGTCCCGCAGAGAAGAGTTTATTAATTTATCCAAAGAATATAATAAAAATTTGGAAGTTCTTACTGAATTAATGAATAGAGTCCCAATTGATACTGCTCAAACAAATTGGTTCGGGAAAAAAGTTGAAGATTTAAAAGATGCATATAATGCTAACATGGCAATCATTAAGGGTTTAGAAGCTCTATATGTTGATGATGAAAAGAATTTTGATTTAGAAGCTTTAAAAAAGTCACATGATTGGCCTTTATATGAATCAATTATGAACTACACTCTTCCATCTATTGTAGCTGCATTACAAGCTCAAGACGAAACCGTAGAAGGATTCGGTAAAGGAAATATTATTTCATGTGTAAATCCGATTGTGTTGGGCCAAGATTGGTATATGGTAAACCCTGGAACTTCTTCTTTTCAAACTATACAAATTGATGATGCTCCTGCTTATGGAATCACTCGTGGAGTTAAAGTAACTGGTACTAATGGAGGAATTTATCAACACAATATTAGTATTGAACCATCTCAGAGATATACTCTTAGTTGTTTTGTAAAAGGATCCGGTACATTTTATCTTGGTTATAATAACACTGGAGAAGATAGAAAGAATGTTGCTTATAACATTACATCTTCTTGGACAAGAGTTTATACTTCTTTTAATCTTTCTTCTCGTTTAATTGATGTAGCATTCGCTGGAACTAATGATTTCACTATATGCGGTATGCAATTAGAGATGGGCGATTCACCTAGCCAGTTTGGGTATTTCACGCAATCTGAAAATATTATAAAAGCTTATGAAACTGATTGGAAGTTATATGGAATCTCAGAATTAAAAGTAAAGATTTCAACTTACGATAGCTGTATTAAAGAATTAAAAAAGAGTGGTTATGCAGATGGTTATAATCCTCTTTCTGGATATGAAGAAGCATATTTTACTCAGATGCATCAAAAATATCTGGATTATCTGAATTTAAAAGATCAGGCTGAGGCTGCTTTAAAAGAACGCCAGGCTGAATATGATAAGGCTAAGAAACCTGAAATTCAAGAGAAACGAAACCAGATTGCAAAAGATGTATTACTTGAAAATTTTGGTAAAGTACAGAACAAATACTCAGCTTTTACTGATAAAGAAACATATATTATTAAGAGTTTATATAGCCAATCCACTTATACAAATGAAAATATTATTGTTACTACTCTTGACAGTACTGCTGATGCCGTAGATAAGTCTAAAGTTCTTTATGACGATGCATTGGAAGAATTGTATGTGGAATCACATCCACAATATACATATACTGATGATGTAGAGAATGTATACGCTCTTCCAGAATTTAAGGAGTACCATGAACAGCTTGCGGTAAATGATTTTGTGCGTGTAGGAATCACTGATACTAATTATATTAAACTAAGAGTAATTGAAATCACATATAATCCTTGTGATTTAGATGAATCTATGGAAGTTACTTTTAGCAATATGATTCAGTACAAAGCTAAAAGGAATGATTATAATACTCTTTTAAACGATGCCCTTAATACTTCCAACCGTAATGGTGGTCGTGTTAATTCAGTCAACAAATCTTCTACTTCTGATTATGTCATCACATCAGAAGCTATCAAACAAATCTTTTCAAATCCTCTATTCAATTCAATGTTAGGTGGAACTGTCACTGGAGGCACCGGGTCTGGCGGAACCATTACTGCTGATACAATTATTGCAGAACTCGTGAAAGCAAAAGAGGGTGTTTTTGATAAGCTTACTGTTGATACTGCTTTCATGAAATATCTCGATGTAAAACTTATTTCCGCAGATAAGATCACAACTCGTATTCTCGAAGCGGAACAGGCAAATATTGAAAAGCTGTCAGCTAAGATTATAGAATCTAACCAGATTAATGCTGATATGATCAATGTAAAAAATCTTCTTGCAGGTCATGCAGGAGTTGGAGAATTACATACAATTCATCTTACTGTAGAAAATGCAGAAATTGATCAGGCTGTTATTACTAATCTCATCGCAAAGAAAATTGCAGTTGGAGATTTAATGGCTCAAAATGCTCTTGCAAATCAAATTGTACTTATCTCTAAAGACAATAAACCTACTATTGCATTTCAAGAAAGCACCCAACAGTTTTATGATTCCAAAGGAAATGTTCGTGTGCAGATTGGTATGGACGGTAAAGGGGATTTCAACTTTATTGTTAAAAATGGAGACAGAGCCGCTTTATTTGATGAAAATGGTATTACCCAGACAGGTATTCCAGATAATACAATTCTTGGGGACATGATTAATAACGCCACCATTACCAAAGACAAACTTGGATTTCAAATCATAGAACCAAATGAACAAGGTGGTATTGACATCACTAATATTTATGATGGCAAAGGAAATCAATGGTGGGGAATAGAAAAGACGACTATTACAGATGACTACACAAAGCAGATTAAGAATGTTACAGATACTCTGACCGGACAAATCGAAACTAAGGTTAGTAATACTCAATATTTTAAAGACCAGGAATCTATCCGAACAGATTTTTCTGATATCAAACAAAATGTTTCTGGGATTACATCTACTGTAAGCAGTATGCAAACAGATCTTTCTGAAGCTCAAGAAAAAATTAAAGCAAACACCTCTTCTATTACTCAGAATGCAGATAAAATCAGTTTTATGGTAACTGGTGACAAAGAGTCTGAGTTCACAGTTACTGATAAATTTATTCAGATGATTTCTGACCATATTAGCATTGATGCCAGCACCATTGACATTAATGGTATTATCACTGCAATGAATACACACACTGGACCAGGTAAAACTAAAATCGACGGTGGTATTATTGAAACCAATACTATTACTGCTGATTCTATTAAAGTTGATGCAATCAGATCAAAAATATTTGAAGATGATCTGACATCTAATTATTCACTAAAAGGTATCTGGTTTGATTTATCAGAAAACGGTGCTATTAAAGGTAAAAATTTTGCTGTTGATTCTAATGGTAATGCTTATATTCGTGGTGACAGCACTGTTGAGGGAACCATTATAGCTAATAAAGGTTATATTGGTGGTATTGGCGGTTTCCATATTGAAGCGGGAAAACTATATTCTGGTATGGATACCTTTCCTGAACAACCAACATCAATATCAAAAGATAAAAATGTGTATATTGGTACAGACGGAATTGCTCTTGGTAGTGGAAATTTCAGAGTTGATTCAAATGGTAAGCTTTATGCTAACTCTGGTACATTTTCAGGAACTATTTACGCTGATGGAGGAACTATTGGCGGTTGGAGTATATCTGCAAATTCATTAAGCAACAGAGACGGATCCATAAGTTTAAATCCTGATGGTTTAAAACTTGGCAATCAGTTAAATATAGATAATCAAGGGAATGCAACTTTTGGTGGTAAACTATCAGCTGCTACCGGAAGTTTTTCTGGTGAATTAGTTGCAGCAACAGGTAGCTTTTCTGGAGAATTAAAAGCTGCTACTGGCACATTCTCTGGGGATTTAAAAGCTGCAACAGGTAGTTTTAAAGGAGAACTTTCTGGTGCAACTGGAAGTTTTACAGGTAGTGTTATTGCTACATCTATTACTGCAAAGCAATCATATTCTATTTATTATAACGATGTTGGAACTGGTGAACCAACTGATTCAGTACAAGTAATTACTGCATTTGACTGGGGAACTAATACAACTCAAATTGGATTTGGGTTGATAGATTCATCTTTAGACTCTTCAAAAATGCATGGAATGCTTCTGATAAAAGAACAAGGCGCAAGAGTTCTAACATTAATTGCAGATGATATTAATACAAATGGATGGTTAAATGTTAATAAACTTAATATTACTGATTCATTCGGACAGTATAAAGGAGTGCCATATAAATCAATTATGTGGAAACCAACAGACACATTTGACTTTAATGGTTATAATCATCATCACACTATTCTTCCTTATAAGAATGGTAATTTTGCAGTAGGTATGGAGAGTACGACTACAGGAATGTTATCTATTAGTTTATTACCATATTTGTTATCAACTGAAACCGATGCATATGGTAATATTACAGTAAGTAAAACTAAAGATACTACTTCTCAGATAAGCATTGGAGCAACAGCTAATCCATATGCATGTATTTATGTAGATGCCATTTATCTTACTGGTGATAAAAAAGCTTATACCTCACTGGCTAATTTAGGCAATGGTGGTACAACTAATTATAATGGACTTACAAATAAACCTAAAATTAATAATGTTGAATTAGCAAGTGGAAATAATACATTATCTAATTTAGGGATTGCTGCACGATCACATTCTCATTCTAAATTAAATAACAGTTCTCCTGTAGGTTATACAGGATTTGGTCATTGCCATACCGTAATTATGAATAGTAATCATAATATGTGGATTGCAATTAATAATGATGGTACACCCGCATTAACTCCATATAAATTAAAAACATCAACTAGCTATACAGATGTTGATACATATTCGTTGGAAAAAGGCGGAACTTGTAACCTCGGAAGTACAGATGCTCCTTGGAATGCTGTATATGCTAAGAATTACTATGATGAATATGGAAATAAGATTTCTACAGGCGGTGGTTCAATTAGTCTTAAAATTGATGGAGTTACACGTAGTTCTGGATTCACGAATTATAACCTTGCAACGCAAGATTGGGTGGCTGGTAAAGGATATTTAACTCAACATCAATCTCTTTCTGGATATGCTACTACAAGTTGGGTTAAAGGAGCATTTGGTGATACATTAAGTATTTCAGGAAGTACATTATATTTAAAAAATTATAACGGTTCTCAATTAAGCTCAGTTACTTTACCAACAAGTTCTGGTGGTGGGAATTATGCTCCATTAAATCATACACATGATCATTTAACAGGATCATTTGATGTTACAGTTGGTTCATCAACAATGTATCCAGATGGTGATGGTTCATATTCATGCGGTAGTAGTGGACATAGATGGAAATATGTTTATGCATCTAACGGTATAAATACTGGTTCTGATGAGTATATAAAAGAAAATATCAAAAGCATTACTAATTTTCCATCTATTGATAAATTTTATATGTCATTAAATCCAATTCAATATAAATTCAAACAACGTCCAAACGATGATGAAATATCTAAAATACATTTTGGATTTGGAGCAAGGGAAACAGAAAGACATCTAAAGGAAAATAATTTTGAATCAGAAAATTATAGTATAGTTACAAAATCTATTTTAGATAAGCCTAATTTTGTTGGACGTACTGATGAATATTCAATGAATTATCTTGAATTTATCTCTCTCAACACTCACATGACACAGAAAGCCCATCATCGTATTGACTCTCTCGAATCTGAAAATCAATCCCTTAAGAATGAAATTCTTATGCTTCAGGGACAGCTCTCTCTCATTACTCAACGACTACAAAAAATGGAGGAAAAGTTATGTTAAAAATTAGTGAAACAAGAAATGTATCCGGTCAGGTTATGATCGGTGAAGGTGAAAACTCAAAGCAGATTGCTTATCTTAATGCATCTGTTAGTAAAGATGGAAATGTAAATATCAATAAATCTATTCAGGATAGTGAAGCATTTAAAACAAATAAAGAGGCTGTCCTGAAAGATTTTACAGAGTTTGAAACATACGTATATGGAATTATTCCTGAATAAATAAGAGGCCATGAGCAATCGTGGTCTTTTATTATGCAAAGAAGGTGAAATATTTGACCAGTCGAGAATATGAACTTGAATTAAAGAAAATCAAAGCCAAAAATCGGCAGATTGAAATGAAACGAAATCTGAAAGCAGCAAAGGTTAAAAGATTCAATTTTAAAAAACCAAATACAAGTAAGCTTATTGTGTTTGTAGTCTTTGCTATTTGCTTACAGATTCTTTGGTTTAGTGAACATATGATAAGTCTCACTGGAGATACGAGTTATATGTATGCGCTCATAGGTATTCCGGCAGCGTTGATTCCTACAATTTTAGGATATTATGCCAAAGCTAGTAAAGAAAACCAGGTCGGAGGTATTACCTATGATACTGCAATGTGCAATTTAGAAGCACAAGAAAAGCCAGTCTTCGATCATGTATCTGAAGATGAGGCTGTAGGATGAATGGAGGTATGACTATGGACATCAAACATGGTATTCAGGATGTATTATATCTGATCATTACTGGTATTCTTCCACTTTTAATCACTTATGGAATCCTCTTCCTAAAAGTAAAGATTAAAGAACAGGAAAAGAACCTGGAAAATGATCAGCTCGTAAAATATATAGACGCTGCTACTGATGCTATTAGTAAAGCAGTGCTCACAGTTAATCAGACTTATGTAGATGCTTTGAAGAAGGAAGGTAAGTTTGATGCAGAAGCTCAGAAAACTGCTAAACAGATGGCTATTGATAAAGCTAAGGCTTTGATTACAGAAGATTCTAAAGCGGCTATCGAAACATTATATTCTGACTTTGAAGCATATCTAAATGATGCTATTGAAGAACTCGTCAGAGAAAATAAAGTTACATATTAATATAAAAGGAGTACAAGGATTATGAAAAAAGTTATTGTAAATGCAGACATTATGGCAATGTATAAAACATTAAATTCTATGAAGAGTCGTGCGGATTTAATCGCAGGAGATGTTGATGTATTCTGGGCGAATACAATGAACCTGAAGACTCTTAAGGCGCAGGTAGATAAAATCTCAGAGGTTGAGCAGGAGTTAGTTGATTCTTATTTTACAGAGGAAAACTCACATTCTATTGTTGACGAAAACGGTAATGAAACAGGAAATCGTGCTCTTAATGATGACATAAAAGATAAAATCATCCCTGAAATTCAAGAAGGTCTGCAGAAAATTTATGATAAAACATGTGAACTTGATGTTGAGATGATCCCAGAGGAATCTCTCAAGAAAATGCTTAAATCTAATGAAGACAAACTGTCTATGCTTGATATGACAGTACTATATGAATTTGTAGAAAAAGGTGAGTAATAATGGCAACATATATTCAGGGAATTCAAACCTCTGTTGGTGTTGTTAAGTATGATTACAATTATCTGGCTAATCTCCCTGAATCAGATATGACATTATCTAAACAGGGTGCATTCGCTGATGCCCTTGTTGTTGGAAGAAAACTTACTCAGCTGGGAGCTGATGTGGATAAATTGAAAGAATCTATGACTGCCGTACAGAAATCTATCTCTGATCTGCAGTCTGCAGATTCTTCTTCTAACACTTCAATTGAACAGATCAATACATCATTACTTAGCATGACCAATAATATCGAAACAATACAGAACAATATTACTACTTTGACTCAGAATACTGCTGAGATCAAGAAAAGTGCTGATAATGCGAATTCATCAGTCACAACACTGCAGGAAACTATTAAGTCACTACAGACTAGAATTGAAGCTTTAGAAAAAACTCAGACTAAATAAGGAAGGAGGCAGTTATGTATACACTAAAAATTACAGATGAAAATACTGTTGTAACAACAGTCAAAGAATCAATTGTGGAAAGAAGTAATTATGTAGATAAGATTCAGATTGTAACAAGTAAAATGTATCGGGAACAGATTGATATGTCAGATACAACTGTTTATATGAAGTATAAGCTCCCGGTGTCAGATAAAATTAAAATGACACAACTTATTATAAATAATCTTGAATATGAACAGAATTATATTCAGTATTTAATTCCTGTCGATGCAGCACTTACTGCTGAAGCCGGGGATATCGAAGTATCTTTCACGTTCTTAAAACTTGTTGCTAATGAAGATGGAACATACACTTCTTATATTCGAAAAACCACATCAGGTGTTATTCATATTACTCCACTTGTACAATTTGATAAATATGAACCTTCTGAATTGTTTACTGAAATTGATCAGAGACTCCTTGCTATGGAAGGAATGATTAAAGATCTCAATGCTCAGAATAAAGCGACTTATGAAGGTATGGTAAAAGATATTCGTCTTAATACAGAAGACAGAAAAATCACTTTAACAGACAGAAATGGTGAAGATACCGGAAATGGTATCGTTGTAAAAGATCTTTCTGCTATGGTAGCCGAAGATATGACAGGTAAAGATCCTGATGGCACACAGGATGGAGTTGTTCATCTTGATCAGGTTGTCGATCTGGATAAATTATTAAAGTAAAGGAGTCATGATATGTCATTTAAAGATTCTAAAATTGCTGCTGCGGCTAATTCGGCAATGACTTTGAGTGCTGAGTTAGCCGTAGACACTGAGGAATATACATTATGTACTGATGGTCGTTATGAAGTATATACCAAATATCAAGACAATGCATATTCAACAGTGGATAACTTAAAAAATATTGCCGTTGATGCTACACAGATTAATATTATGCAGGAAGAAAACAGCCAGTATATGCCATTTAGGATTCCAAGATATTGGGATGGCATGGATCTTATGGATATGCTCATCCAGATAAGATATGAATCTGTAGCTGAGAAAAAAGGTAAAGTAGCGACAGTTATCAATGTAGCTTCCAACAATACTTATATTCGATTTGGTTGGCTGATTGATGCTGCTGTTACAGCAAATGCCGGAGATATAATTTTTGAAATTATGGCTACTGGCGTAAATGAAAAAGGAAACAATTATATTTGGAGAACCAGACCAAATGGTAAGTTTACTGTTCTTCAAGGATTAAATTATGACGGAATCATTGAACCTTCTGAAGATTGGTATACAAGTTTTGTAAATATGATTCTTGGTCATGTAGCCGAAGCAAAACAATACGCAGATGAAGCAAAAGCTTCCGCTGCTTCTATTAATGTAGATGATATAAAAGCAGATGTAAAAACATCTGTTATGAATGATCTTAATGGAACAGTAACTGAATCTCTGAAAGCATATTATACAAAAACAGAAGTTGATACAAAAGTCAAAGAATTAAACACTGCTATTTCTGGTATTGACAGTTTGAAGAACTTAAAAGTTGAATATGACAACACAACTGGAAATTTAGTGTTTAAAGATGGAACGGAACCTATTGGAGAACCCATTACTATTAACAGTCTTGCAAACCTTATAGTTAAGTATTCTGTTGTCAATGGAAAAGGTTCATTAGTATTCAAAGATGGAGAAACTATTATTCAGACTGTAGAACTTAGTTCTATTGAGCCATCTGCTGAGTGGAGAGCTGCATTGAAGCAGGAACTTGAAGCAGAAATGGACGAGAAAGATACAGTAATCTCTAATCGAATTGGTCCACTTGAAACAGCTAAAACTGAAATCGAAAAGAATGTAAATGCCAATACTGCTGCTGTCTCAGAGATAAAAACTACTATTTCAAACATTGAGAAGAAAGTAGAAAGTGCTACTACAAAATCTGATGAGGCCAAAAATGCTGTAGATATCTTGAAACAAAATATGACTTCTTATGATACTCAGTTTGAAGGAATTAATACAGATATTACAGATGTTAAGGCCGCTATTGAAGAAATCAAGAAAAATCCTGCGGCTGCAGAGTACGATGTTACATACGAAAATAGTATTTTTACATTTTTAAAGGATGGAGAAATCCAGAAAAGCTTTAAAATTGAAGGTGGTGGAGGATCTTCCTCAGATACTACTACTATTACTATTGAAAGAATCACAAATGCAGATGCTATTTTCTTACTTGGTTCAAAAGCAATTATTGAATATAGTTTTTCATCTGTAGATAATACTGGTGATACAACTGGAGCCGGTACTGCTGTGTGGAAAGTTGGTAATACTATTGTAGCTACGAATACGGCTGCGCAAGGAAACAATAGTTTTGATATCACTGAATATCTTAATGTCGGTGCAAATACTATTAGATTAACTATTACCGACAGTTTTGGGACACTTGCCACTAAGACATGGACTGTTACTATTGTAGAATTCAAACTTGAAAGCACATTTGATGATACTTTGTTATATACAAATACAGATGTAGTATTTAGGTATACACCTTACGGAAATGTCAATAAGATTCTTCATTTTATTCTTGATGGTGAAGACTTAGGCACTGTTGAAACTCAGTCCTCCGGCAGAATTATGTCTTATAATATTCCTAAACAGGAACATGGCAGCCATTTACTCAAAGTATATATGACTGCGACAATTAACAATAAAGAAATAACCTCAAATACTATTTGTAAAGATATCATTTGTGTTGATCCTACAAATAGAACTCCTATTATTGGATGTGCTCAACAGGAATTTACAGCACAACAGTACCAGGCAACAAGTATTAAATATGTTGTATATGATCCTGATCACAATCCCGCCTCTGTAAAACTATCAATTGATGGTAAAGTACAGAGCACTCTTTCTGTAAATCGTTCTGCTCAAATCTGGAGTTATAAGTCATCCACTGAAGGAAAACATAACCTGACCATCTCATGTCGTAAAGTGACTAAGATTTTATCAGTTAATATCACTAAACTTGATATTGATGTTGAACCAATCACAGCCAACTTAGCATTTGATTTTAACCCTGTTGGAAAATCCAATGGAGATACCGACAGACTCTGGACCGATAAAAATAACTCTGCTATTACTCTTTCAGTATCAGATAACTTTGACTGGGATAATGGTGGATACCAGATTGATGCTTCTGGAAACCAGTATTTCTGTGTAAAAGCTGGAACAACTGCTCAGATTAATTATAATCTCTTCGGAAAAGACCCGAAACAGACTGGTTCTGAATTTAAATTTGTATTTAAGACTCAGAATGTTCGTAATGCTTCTGCTACTTTCTTATCATGTATTGATGGTACTGAAGGCTCTGACGTAGGTATTAAAATGGATGTTCACGAAGCATACGTGAACACTTCTACTGACAGCTTATATTTTCCATATAGCGAAGAGGATATTATTGAATTTGAATATAATATCAATACAATTGATACAAAAGACACATCTGCAACTTCTATCATTATGACTTATGAAGACGGAGTTGGAGGAAGACCTCTTATTTATGATAATTCTCATAGACTGCACCAGTATTCTCCTACCCCAATTTCTATTGGTTCTCCGGATTGTGATGTGTTGATTTATAGAATGAAAGCTTATTCTGCTTCTCTCACAGATTCTGACATTCTTGCTAACTTTATTGCAGATGCTAGAGATTCAGATGAAATGATTGCAAGATATAATAGAAACCAGATCTACAATGACAACAATGCTCTTACTCCAGATTCTGTAGCTAATGCTTGCCCGAATCTAAGAGTAATCAAAATTGAAGCGCCGCATTTCACAAATGACAAGAAGGATTTTGTTAAAAATACTTCTATGGAATGTATTTATAAGAATGGGGATCCTAAATTAGATAACTGGAAATTTATTAACTGTTTCCACGCCGGACAGGGAACTACAAGTAATGAATATGGTTTTGCTGCCAGAAATATTGATGTTATTTGTTGTGCGGATGGTGTACATCAGATCAATAGTAAGATTCCTCTTGATCCTAACTATAAGACAGAGTTAGTTCTTGGTGATGGCACAAAATATGAGGACGGAACTGGTAAGATTAGTCTTACAAGAAACTCTGTTCCAAATAATTGGTGGAATTTTAAAGTAAATGTAGCATCTTCAAATATGGCAACTAATGCATTAGGACAGAAGAGATTCAACGACTTTTTACCATATGAAAGTCCTGCGGTACGTAGAGATCCTAAAGTTAAAAACTCTATGGAATTTGTCAACTGTGTAATCTTTATTAAAGAATCTGATCCTGATATTACTACTCATAGAGAATTTCAGGATACAGACTGGCACTTCTACTCTCTCGGTAATATGGGAGATTCAAAGAAGACTGATATTACAAGAGCTTATGATCCAGAGGATATGAAAGAATTCTGTATTGAGATCAGTGACAATACTCTCCCAAACTCTGCATTCCAGACCGGTATAACAAACCAAGATGGAACTATGAAATATCCTATCAGTAAAGCTGAATGGAAAACTGGTAATACAGCATATGATGCTCTGTATAATAACTGGGATGGATCATTTGAATTCAGATATGATTGTTGCGGCGATTCTAAGGATGGTTCTGCTCTTACTTCTGATGAAGCAAAAAAGAAAATACGTACAGATAACAAACAGATTTGGAGAGACTTCTATGAGTTTGTAATTACGTCTAGTGATAAAGAATTTAAAGATGGCTTGAAAGATTGGTGTATTCAGGATGCAATGCTCTATTTCTATTTAGTTACACTCAGATATAGTATGATTGACAATAGAGCCAAGAATGTTTTCCCACATTGGGCAAAACATTATATCACTCAGGAAGAAGCTACAACTATGGGTGATAAAGCTAAATATTATACTATAGATGATGATGCGGCCGCTCTGCATAATGGTTATAGATTTGATCTATGGGCATATGATATGGACACTCAGCTTGGTATTAATAATTCAGGTGAGCTGTCATTCCCATATGGTAAGGAAGATACTGACTATAAAGAAGAAGGAAATCCTTCATCTGGTTATGTTTTTAATGCTGCTGAATCTGTATTGTGGTGCAGAATACGTGATGTATTTACACAAGAATTAAGAAACATGTATCAGTCTGTAGACTCTAACTGTTGGTCAGACTCCCACTTAATCAATGAGTATGAAGCATGGCAGAATCAGTTCCCAGAAGAACTGTGGAGAATCCACTATGAAAGATTGTATATAAGAACATATCGTGCTGGAACAGTAAGATTCCTTAATGAGATGATGAATGGACGTGGAAAATATCATCTCAGACAATGGGAACGTGACCAGCATATTTATATGGGAACGAAATTCTTACATACAGATGTAAAGTCTGATCAGATTATGTTCAGATGTAATACACCTAAGAAAGTTGTAGTTAAACCAGATTATACTCTGAAAATCATTCCTTATTCTGATATGTATATTTCTGTACTTTATGGTAATTCACCAGAAACTACTCAGGTACGTGCAAAAGCCGGACAAGAATATCAGATTACTACGGACTTAACAAATATGGATGATACAGCTATTCTTATCTATGCTGCATCAAGAATTGAGGCACTAAATGACCTCTCTGCTTGTTATATTCATGATAATGATTTCTCAAAGGCTTCTAAGCTGAAAACTCTTATCATTGGTAATAATACAGCTGGATATCAGAATACTTTTATGACATCTCTTAATATGGGTAATAATACTCTTCTTGAGACTTTGGATATTCGTAATTGTCCAAATCTTACAGGATCTGTTAACCTGTCTGCATGTGAAAATCTTATTAATCTTTATGCTGATGGAACTATTGTAACATCTGTATTATTTGCTAATCATGGTAAGATTGCTCATGCTTCTCTCCCATCTTCTATCAACACTCTTACACTCAAGAACCTCAAAGACTTAACTGATCTTAAGGTTGCAGGATACGATAATTTACAGACATTTGTATGTCAGAATTCTATCGTAGATGCTCTTGCTATCTTAAATGCTGCTATTAATACTCTTCGTACCGTAACAATTACTGGTATCTCATGGAATCTTGATGATACTACGCTTCTTCTGAAATTATCAAAACTTGCCGGTATTGATGATAATGGCGCTACTACTGAGCAGTCAATTCTTACTGGATCTGTTCATGTTCCTGTAGTCAGACAGCAGGAATATAAAGAATTTGTTGGTTCTGAAGATGAACCTGGAATCTGGACAGACCTTGTTCTTACTTACGATTCAATCATTACTCAATTCAAAGTTACATTTATAAATGATGATGAAAGTAATACTATCCTTGATATCCAGTACGTTGATAAAGGTGCAAATGCAGTTGATCCTATTACAAGAGACATTGATCCGATTCCTACTCCTACCAAAGAAAGCACAATCAAACTTGATTATACATTCAAAGGCTGGGATGGATCTCTAACTGGAATCTTCGCTGACAGAACTATCAAAGCTGTATACAATAGCAAAGTGCGTGAATATACTGTAAAATATGTTTCTAAAGGATTATCTCTTCAAGAATCTACTGCCCAGTATGGTTCTTATGTAAAATATACAGGTGACACTCCTACTTATACTGCTGAGGAATCTGCTTATAAGTACAATCTGTTTAAAGGATGGGATAAGTCAGGATTTGTCGATGGAAATAAAACGATCAATGCAGTATATGAAACCTGCGAATACGTAGATGGATACTTTGATGGTAAGGATCTGGCCAATATGACACAGGTTGAGCTTTATACTCTTATGAAAATGGGACTTGAAACAAAATCATTATCATTAAAAGATACATTAGATTTCAAACTTGGTGTTGATTATAGCTATGGCGACATTGAAGAGCATGAAGTTATTTCAGTTGCGACTAAATTTGATGGAACAAACTATATTGACACCGGATTAAAGATCATGGAAAAAGACAGAGATTTTACAATTGCTATTGACTTTGAATTTGATTCAGGAAATAGTGTAAACTCCACTCTTGCACAGTGCTTCCAAGGTGACGGTTCTAATGGATTTAGACTCTGGTATTCTCAGGAACCTCGTTTCTCATGGAATACTGATAGTATAACTCCATCTGCTGGAACAAACCGAGAGATTATTGTATTCCGTCATGAAGCTGGAAGTCAGAAGCTTTATGTATACAATTCAAACATGACTGGGAAAGAAGTATCTTCTACTACTCTGAATGCGATCAGGATTCCAGAGCATAGTTCCACTCTCGTATTTGGATGTTCTAAAGCTGACGATGGAGCATATGAAAACTTTGCAAAAGGCACTATACATTGGGCTAAAGTCTGGTACGCAGATCTTGGTGAAGAACAATGTATGGATATTGCTGCATGGATCCACGAAGTAATCCCTATGGAAGTGGCTAAGTTTAAAGGATATTATCTGTCTGACGTTGCTTCAAAGAGAGCTAACATTACATTTGTTGCTTCTAATCTCCTTGGTACAGAAAAACCTTATAATAATAAGAGCACAAATGCAGGTGGATGGGCTGAATCTTCTCTGAACACATGGCTGAATACACGTTTGCTTAAAGCTATTTCTCCTTTATGGAAAGCTCTGATCAAACCTGTAAAAGTATACTCTTCTATTGGTAATAAATCAAATGATACATCCGTATCTAATTGCAGATTCTATGTTCCATCTCTGTACGAAATTGATCCTACTGCTACTTCTGAACCATATATTTCTGAAACAAATGCTCCTATTGCTTATTTCACAGATGATGATACCAGAAAGAAAGCAAATTCTTCTACTCCTACGGAGTATAAATCTTACTGGACCAGATCTCCAAATGCTACAGTTGCAAACTGGCTGTATACAGTCAATGAAGCCGGTGGAACATATGGGTTCTCTTATCCAGGACAGAATTCTGGAATCTTACTTATGTTCTCAATTTCAAGTAAGGGGTAACCATTCCCCTCTTATAAGGAGGATATCACATGTATTATAAAGTAATCAAAAATGATGAAGTCGTAGATGTCCTTAATCATATCCTGTATATCAAATATCAGGAAAAACATAGTCTGTTGCTTCTATGTGATATCACAGAAGCACAGGCTATTTTAAGTTCAGACGGAAAATATGGATGGCACATTGAAGGTCTCTATAATTTTCCGCCTGATAATAACATCTATGCAATAAAAGAAATTTCAAAATATGAATATGACAAATTGAAGAGGTGATCACAGCATGGCGTTAATTCCAACCTGGTATTCTGCATCAACTAAGCAAATTGCAGAAAAGGCTTTACAAAGAGGGGTGCTAAAATACCCAGGACTTTGTTACATTCAAGACAGTAAGAGTATAGCGTGGGTGACCATCGACAACACATTAGAATATGTCAAAGGTGATAAGCAGATTACAGATGTAAAATGCATCGGATCAAATCTTATGTTTTTCTCTGGAGATAAACTGCTTTTCTCTTATGACATATCTATGACTGATGAAGATAAAGGTCATATTATTGAAGAGGTCAAGAAAACAATCGGATTGGATAATTATGTCAAATCTTCTGAGCTTTCTACTCTTTTAGATAATATAATCGGTAATCTTGAAGATAAGTCCACTGTTGTAGACTATATCAACAGCTTATCTTATAACAAATTATTTGACGTACCTATTGTAAATCTTATAGGTACACTTACTGTTCCTGTGAAGATATCATCACTCGATGATGGTATTTATAAAGTAAAAGGCCAATGTATCATTGGCGGAAACAATACTACTGTTCAATCTTCTGCAGACGATGTTCTGTATCTTGTATCTCATGATGCTGATACTTCTAGCACAACAATCACAAAAATGCAAGGAAAATCTATTACATTGTATTTCATTCAGCAAGATGGTGAATATACGACTGATCGTTATGTCACTGAAAGCTGGATTAATGAACAGAATTTTGCAAGTGCTGATTCTGTAAAAGAATATGTTTCAAATATCATTGAAGAAACTGTTCTGGATGTTTTAGATGAACATATTGACGCTGCTTTAGATAGAAAACTTGGTGGTATTGATTCTAAAGATTTAACAAATATATTTCAAGGAGGAAATTAATTATGGCAAAATTACAGTTCGCTACACTTTCTAATCTTCAGGAGTTTTTAAATCTGCATAACGTACAGATTGACTCTAAAATCAGTGAGGCTGTCAAAAACTCAATTAAAACAGTATCTCAGTCAGAAGACGGATACACACTTTATTTCTACACAAAAACTGCTCCAGTAACTATTGATGAAGCAGCATTTACTATTACTATTCCTCAGCCAACAGGTAAGGCAGATAAAGTAAAAGGAGCTATTTCCGGACATCTTGCAGGTCTTGATGCTAATGGTAATCTGGTAGATTCTGGAAAGGCAGCTACAGATTTCGATGCAGCCGGAGCTGCTAACACAGCAAAAACAGAAGTAATGTCTTATGTTGGTACTATTCCTGCTGATGCAAAAGCTAAAGATGTAGTTTCTTATATTAAAGAAGCTGTAAAAACAGGCACATATGATGATTCTGCATTAAAAGCAAGCGTTGCTGCTAATACAGCAGCTATTGGAACACTGAATGGCACTGGTGACGGATCAGTAAAGAAAGCTGTTGCAGATGCAGTCGCTAAAATCGTCGCAGATGCTCCAGAAGCATATGATACACTGAAAGAGATTTCTGATTGGATTTCTACACATACATCTGATGCTGCTACAATGAATTCTCAGATCAAAACAAATAAAGAGGATATCACAAAGCTGAAGACTCTTATCGGTACTCTTCCAGAATCTGCTACATCCAAAGATATTGTAAGCTATATTGCTGAGTATGTATCTAAAGCTCTCGCAGACTCTGATCTTTCTCAGTATGCAAAAGCTGCTGATCTTGAAGCTGCTGTAGGAAGAATTGATACTATTGAAAAGAAATTACCTACATTAGAAGCTGCTGATAAAAAGAATGCAGAAGATATTACTGCTGTTAAAGGCAGAATGGATACAGCAGAAGGCAAAATTACTGCTGTAGAAAAAGATCTTGCTACTGAAAAACCGAAGATTGCTAAGAACACATCTGATATCACCGCTCTTAAAGGGCTTGTTGGAGATGGATATGAAGCAATTCCAAGTGCGTCTATCAAAGGTTTATTTAGTGCATAAAGTAAGGGGTTACTCCCCTTGCTTTAATTAAAGCGAAGGGATGTGCGGATAATGAAAGAACAATTTCTTAATTTACAAGGTCTTACTGAGCTTGTTGATTATATTAAAAAATATATAGCTGATCAGCAAGAAGTCATCCCTTATGCATCTTATACATTGTTTCCAACAATTGGTAAAACAAACGCAATTTATGTGGACACAACCACAAATGCAATCTATAGATGGGATGATAATAATATCAAATATTATGCATTGGCATTTGATCCTGAAAAGGAATTCATCATGCAATGCGGTAGCTCGAAAGGATGATGTAAATGGCTACACAGACATTGAATACTCGTATTGCCCTTAAATCGGATACAACCGCTAATTGGGCGAAATCTACGCTTGTTCTGTTAAAGGGTGAACAAGCGATTGAAATTACAGAATCTGGTGCTTACAAAATTAAAATTGGTGATGGAGTTAAAACATTTGCTGAATTGCCATATGCAACTATGACACCAGAAGAAATCTCTGCACTGATTGGTGATGGCTCAGTACAGACTGTTACTCTTAGTACCGGAACTAATAATGGTACTTTAAAATTAACTGTTGATGGAAAAGATACGGACAATATTGCTGTTAAAGGACTTGGAAGTGCCGCTTATACAAATGCTTCTAACTATGCAACCGCTGCTCAGGGCGCACTTGCAACTAATGCGGTTCGTAAAGTAGTTACCGGTTCTGCTAACGGTACAATCTCTGTAACAACAGGAACTGGAGCAGCAACAGATATAGCAGTAAAAGGATTGGGATCTGCTGCATATAAAGGAGCTGGAGCTTCACAGGGACAAGTTCCTGTAAATGGAGCAGATCTTGGAACGACAGCCAATGTTCCTGTAGTAACAAATACTTCCGGACAGTTAGTTCCGCATGCCTCTGGTGCTCTTGGTTCTGCCGCATTTAAAGGTGCCGAGACATTTGCAACAGCTGCACAAGGTGCTAAAGCAGATAAATCAGTTCAGTCTGTATCTATTACTTCTGGAACTAATAACGGCACAATTAAATTAACTGTTAACGGCAATGCTACTGACAATATTGCTGTTAAAGGGCTAGGTTCTGCTGCTTACACAGCTTCAGGTGCCTATGCTACATCCGCTCAGGGTGCTAAAGCAGATGCGGCTATGCCAAAAGCCGGTGGTACATTCACAGGTACAGTAACGCTTGCAGCCGATCCAACTGATGCTTTACAGCCAACAACAAAACAGTATGTAGATGCCAAAATTTCAAGTTCTATTGCTGCTTCTGATGCAATGGTGTTTAAAGGAACACTTGGAACTAATGGTACTGCTACTGCTCTTCCTACATCTTCTGTTGTAATAGGCGATACATATAAAGTAATTACTCAGGTTTCTGTAGCTGCTGATAATTCTTATACAGGAGCTGCTGTGACAGCTAAGGTCGGTGACTTAGTAGTCGCTATGTCAAAGGATCCAAAATGGATTGTTGTACCATCTGGTGATGAAATCGTTACTACTGTTAAGTATTCCACTACAACACAGAATCTTACAACAAGTGCTAAGTCTGGAGAGATTACAGTAGGTGAAGCTGCTACAAAACAGGTAGATTCTTCTATCGCAGCCGCTTCTACTTCTACTAAGCTTCCAACTTCAAAAGCTGTTGCCGCTTTTGTTGAAGGAAAAGGTTATAAAACAACTGATCAAAAAGTAAAAAATACACTCAATGCTACCGCTAAAGCGTATGTAACAGGTACTACAAGTGCAACAACTGGTATTGGAGAACAGGTATTTGATACAGGTGTATATCTTGATACAACTGCTGGAAAACTTGTTGCTACTACTTTTGCAGGTGCTCTTCAGGGTAACGCAACGACTGCTACTTCTGCGGCTGCTTGTACAGGTAATGCTGCTTCTGCAACAAAACTTGCAGCATCAAGAAATTTCTCTCTTACTGGAGGTGCCGTTGCTGATGCTGTAGCATTTAACGGTGGAGGAAATGTTGCTCTTAGTGTCAAAAGTTTAAATACTGATTATTTAACTAATGGAGCCAATACTCTTATTTTAAATTGTGGGACATCTGTTTAAATGAAAGTGGCCTCTTTTATGAGGCTGCTTTACTAAATATGAAAATTATAGATTATATCTATTTAAATAAAATTTAAAAAAGGGAGGTGCACAATGGGAGAACAAAATCTCAATATACGAATCAAACATAAATATGATACGGAAGCTAATTGGAATAAAAATAATCCTGTTCTTTTAAGTGGAGAAATAGCAATTACAAGTGATAAATTCGGTAAACATAAAGTGGGAGATGGTACGCATAAATGGTCAGAACTCTCTTATGTAAAAGCTGATCTTACAAAAAGCGATGTAATAAGCGCTCTTGGCTATACGCCTCCTTCAAGTGACACTTGGCGAGGTATTCAGGATAATCTAATAAGCAGCTCTACAACTGAGTCTCTATCTGCTGCACAGGGTAAAATATTAAAAGAGTTAGTTGACGGGAAAGCTCCGTCTTCACATACGCATACTAAAAGTGAAGTCGGATTAGGCAACGTTGACAATACTGCTGATGCCACAAAAAGTGTTAAATATGCTATTTCTGCAGGTAGCGCATCATCTGCCGCTGCTCTTACTTCTAATGCTGGATCATCAACTCAGCCAGTATATTTCTCAGGTGGTAAACCAGTAGCTTGTTCATATACACTTGGTAAGTCAGTGCCTGCAGATGCATTATTTACCGATCATACTTATGGAAACATGAAGGGTGCTACTTCTTCTTCTGCCGGAAGTGCTGGTCTTGTTCCTGCACCTAATATAGGAGAACAATTAAAGTTTCTTCGTGCAGATGGTGCATGGGTAATCCCTACAAATACGACATATTCTGTAGGTACATCAAGTTACTTAGGAATAACTAAGCTTTATACTGAAACTGGGTCGGCTACAGATGGTACCATGACTCAAAATGCTATTACAACTGCTCTAAATGGAAAATCTGCTACTGGACACACACATAATTATGCTGGTTCAAGTTCTGCTGGCGGTGCTGCTACATCTGCAAATAAACTGGCTACCGCTAGAACTGTATCTGGTGGAACTGATGTTACATTAAGTTTTAACTACGATGGTAGTGGTAACTCCTCTGCAAACATCGGATTTTATAGTTCGTCTGCGAGTGTTGGTAATACAAATAACTATCCATTCCATCGATTTGCAAAACTTGATACGATCACTGGAAGTTATGTCGACAAATCAACCACGTTCTTTATTTCACAAGATTACAGTGGTGGTGGATTCGGTATTGTACGAATTACATTACGTACGAATGATAGTAAAACGGTATCTTCTGTTGAAGTAAAATGGCTCGTACGAAGCGGATTAAATGCAGACAGTGTACAAGTTGGACTGTATAACGTATATGGAAAGACATATGCAGATGCATTCTTTAAAACTAATGGTAGTTACGCAGGTACATATTTCCGTGCGATTGCAAGTGGTGCACGTGGAGGAGCTAGCAGGACTTGGGTAATGGTTAGCTCTTCTGAAACGAATGGAACTACCACATCCGATCCAAAAACATCCACTGAATGTTATGTTAGTATTGCAGCAGCCGCCACAAAACTTCATAATCAGGCATACAGCTCTACAATTTCTGGTACAGACACCGGTACAGCATCTTATGCAAATAGTGCGGGTTCTGTAGCATGGGCTAACGTAACAGGAAGACCGTCTTCTATGCCTGCAAGTGATGTCTCTGCTTGGGCGAAGGCAAGCAGCAAACCAAGTTATAGTTGGGGAGAAATTACTGGAAAACCATCTACTTTTACGCCTGCTTCACATACTCATAATTATGCTGGATCATCTTCAGCTGGAGGAAATGCTAATGCAGCTGTTAAGTTGGCGACAGCAAGAAAAATTGGTAATGCTTCATTCGATGGTACTGCTAATATTACCTTATCTCAGATGGGACTTAACGTTCCTGTTGAAATTACAAAAGCTGACTATCTTGCAAAAAAGAAAGCTGGAACTTTAAATGCAAATACCTATTACAATGTTATTGATGAATATGATTCTGCAAATGTTATTAACGACTCATCTGTAACAGCCAACAGTGCATTTTCAAGTACTAAATCGGAAAAAACATATGCAAAGAAAAGCGCCATAATTAATACTACTCTTACAGCTAGTAAATGGACTGGTTCCTCTGCCCCGTATACATATGTATTACCTGTATCTGGTGCAACTACTTCAAATATAGTAGAAATTAATTATGCTTCTAATGCATCATCTCAAGCAATAGAGGCATATCAGAACGCTATGTTAGCAGATGGAGGACAGACTACAAATCAGATTACTATAAAAGCAACCGAGAAACCAACTGTAGATATTCCCATTACTATTGTTATAAGAAATGATTTATAAAAGGAGGCGATAACATGGCAATTTATAAAGGTGAACAATGTCTTGCCGGAGTTGGTAAGAATGCAACTATTAAAATTGGTACTGCCGAAACTGGTTCTTCAGCTGCAGTAACTAATTCTGGCACTGATACAGATGCTATATTGAATTTTACATTACCTAAAGGTGATCAGGGAGTCGGCATATCAAGTGTTATCCCTCATTATCTTGCTAGTTCTCAATCTCAAAGTGTTACTAAGGAAACTACTGGGTGGGCGACTTCTGCTCAGGTTATGACATCTACAAACAAATATTTGTGGTGTTATCATGAATTTGTTTTGACAAACAATAATCATTTGTACACTACTCCAACAGTTATAGGTGTTTATGGAGATAAAGGTGATCCGGGTACAACTGATTATAATGGATTACAGAATAAACCGGTCGTTAATGGAGCTGTAACTGCTTATCAGTCAGATATTATGAAATCTCAGTTAAGGAATGTGACGTTCTCTACTGAAGAACCTAAGACAACTGATGGTAAACCTGGTGATATGTGGGTGGTGTATGGCGATGAGTAATATTAAAACTGGTGATATTTTAAACTTTGATTATACTGGTACTGTCCAAACTGTAACACTTCCTAAAGGTACATATAAGTTGGAGTGTTGGGGTGCTCAAGGAGGATACAGTTCTTCTAATTCAGGAATAGAGGTTGGTATGGGCGGAAAAGGTGGATACTCCGCTGGAACTATTACACTAAACCAAAAAACACTTATATATATTTATACTGGTGGAGTTGGTAGCATAAGTGGCAACGGTAAAGCAGATGGTGGATTTCCTAATGGTGGTTCATCTTGGGCTTCCAGCACAAGCGAAGGTGCTGGTGGTGGCGGTGGATCATCCGATATTCGTATTGGTACCGATTCATTGTATGCTCGTGTTATCGTAGCTGGAGGTGGCGGAGGTGGCGGTGAAGACAACGAAACTGGCGGATATGGTGGCGGTGGATGGTATGGTGCTTATCCAGCCGGTGGTCAAACAACTCCAGCTACCGGTAGCAGTGGAAGTGACACATCTGGCTCTCCTGGAGGATCTGGTTACGTTTATACTTCTGCTACAGCCTCTAATTATCCATCAGGTTGTTTATTAAACTCTTCTTATTACTTATCTGCTGCTAAAACCATAGCAGGTAACGCTTCTTTTACATCTCCCACAGGTTCATCTGAAACCGGACACTCTGGTAACGGGTATTGTCGAATTACTGTTATTGAATGTAAGAACGTTGCGCTATATACCAGAATAAATAATTCAATGAAAAAAGCTACTGCTTTCTATTTCAAATTAAATAACAACAAAATGTACGGTGTTGGTTCTGCTAATTCTAATAGTTCTGTTATGAATTTTGATTATACTGGTTCGGTTCAGACTACTACATTAACTCCTGGTACGTATACTTTAGAATGCTGGGGTGGTCAAGGAGGAACTTATAGTAGTTACATTGGCGGATATGGTG